ATTCTATGGTGGAGGGGGTGGGGGATTTATATCAGATCTTCAAGGGGGGGCAGGAGGGGGTGGCGCAGGATATATATACAAGCAACAGCCAATTTTTACTATTTTGGATTATAATGTTGCGACCCCTGGATCGAATACTACAATTAAAAATTATATAAGTCCTGGGCTTACTGAGCAGAGAGATTTAATAAATACGAATATAATATATAAAACAAATATATCATATGGTCAGGGGGGGATTCCAGGTGTTGATTCAGCAAAAGGGGGGCATGGTATTGTTATTTTATCGTATGATATTGATTCTTCTATACCACCGAAAGCCTCACAAAGTATAAACCCTTCTTTTATTGATGGATCTAGATTATCCGTATTTCAGGCACCAATTCTAAAAGATACAGAACTAAGAAGGCTAGAATTTAATTCATATTCAGATACAATAGAATTAACACAGTATTCAGGGTATAATTGGGTTTGGTTTAGATCATATCTTTCTTTAGTAGGTTGTTCATTGACGTCTTCTATGATAGTAATCCCTTCAGTGCCATCTTTACCTACCGAGACATTTCCTTATTTAGATGCTTCAGTATATTATGGTATAATAGGATTAAATAATATAAATTTCAATCTAATTGTAGATTCTTTTAAAAATGGATTTACACCTAATAGAATAGATATTGTTACAACTAGAATAAATCAGGTCTTTAATGCTTTTATTCAGCAATTCGTAAAAGTTTCGTATTCAGATCCTTCCTATGTTCAACTTACTGAAATATATTGTTTACTGGATTATTTAAGAGATCCACTGAATCTGGAGAATCCTCATGTAAATACATCGAATTCACGACTTGATCGTATTTTTGGAGGAATTCCTAGATTCGGATACTGGGCAAACCCATTTCTAGTAAATGTAAGTTATATTGGATTTGATGTTATCACTAGTCAAATCCCGTCTCCAGCATTATCAACACTTGTTAAAAGTAGTTCTCCTGTTCAAGCAATGTATGGACTTGTTCTTGAACAATCATTAATTACTGGTAAATATGAATTCAAGGATATAATGGCATATAAACCTACTGTATTAGACGGATCTAATTGGTTAATGGTTACACAATTCCCTGAGTCCTATGTGATCCGTTCTTTAACAAATAATACATTTGTATTATCTAATATTCCTGTTCAACCTTATACATTCAAGAATGCTATCTTAGGTAGACTATCATTATTCAAATACAGTGTCTATACTGCCCCATCTGTAATAAACTCAAAAACATATGACATTCCTATACATATTCTAAATGACTTCGAAGGCCAATCTATTTACCTATATTCTTTCCAAAACACTCTACTAGAGAATCAAAGCACAATAAATATATCACAGGTATATTTGACCTCTACTATACTAAGTATGAATCAGAATAGTATTTCAAGGCAGCCTATACTAAGTCAGAATATACTTGGCACAGTTGTATCAGAATATACTAGCACAATCGTTCAAGCAGTGACATCCTTTGGATTTAACGGGAGTAATTATATTCCTCAGATAACATATTCATCTGGATCAAATAATTATTATAATACATTTAATCTAACATCGCCTTTACAGAATTCCAATGTCGGTAAGGCTATTACTGACATGTATGGCAATTATTATATTACAGATAATTCTCGTGGAACTATTTTGTATGAAAATATATGTACAATTAAGATTTATCCAAACCCCCTATCAAATTCGTCAATTCCCTATGCCAGTCCCAAATTTATTTTAACTCAATATAATAATGCTAATTTAACACCCTATACTGATATTCTTGTTTCTAAATTTGATAATATATGGCATATTCCCGCATTAAATTTTTCAAATGAAATCTATGGGGTCCGTTTGAATTCTAAGTATGATTATACTACCTTTACCAGTTTTGCTAATCAGATTTTCTATCCTACTCACAAAATCACACTTGTTAAAACGGGATTCCTTGAAAATCCTATGACTGATGTCACTGATATGCAAAAATATCCATCATATCAAAGGACTGAGATGTTTTTCTATAATAATTATACCACTATGATAAATGATATAGGAAGTAATTTTGCGATGGAAAATACAAATAATTTTGTATACCGTGATATGTTTTCAGGATATGGATTTAATTCTTATCTTAATAATATCAAGTTGGACAAGTCATTAGATCTTAATAATGGAAATCTAAACTCATTTTATTACCTGGCAATTCGCGCTTATTCTCCTTCTGAAAGATTTCAAAGCCTTGTCAGGTTTTACTTACCAAATCGATATGACTTTGGTTATATATCCCTACTTGATCTATCAAATGAACAGCAAGCCGTTAATACAAATACAAATACAAATGTAAATCCTTATTACAAATCTTTTATTTCACTCTTCAATGAGAGTTTTAGTACAAATCGACTCTATGGATCTACTGGACTACCTGGATTCTTGGGCTCTAATATTTCAACTACAGGATTTGGAGATTTCTTACGAGTTTATAATTCACTCAACGCACAAAATCAGGAAAATACTAATACATTAAGCACTATAACTGGTCTAAGTAATGCTTCCCTAAAATCTCTTATTAATAATGATTTACAGTATATTTTACCATCATATTTGGCATCGCGTAATAGAATTACTGACCCAATTGAATTTAGTATACCATTTTCTACATCATTAATACAGAATACTGTAACTGAACAATATGGTCTAGGTTATAATCTTGGCTTTGTCCTTGCTGATACCGAGTTCAATACAGTACAACGTGCTACATCATTTTTTAAAATCTTAGATGATTACATATATTTACAGTTGAATGAGGAATTCAATATGAATAAGATGGATGTAAGTCAGCCAGAAAATTTCGCGAGGACGCGTGAAGCAACTGCTCAGACTGGAATATATAATTCAAAACTACTCTTAAATACATTTGGACAATATGCTACTACATTTATTCAGAATCCAGTTACATTCGCACCTACAATTGGAAAACTTGATAAATTAAGTTTCTCCTGGTATGATTCGAAGGGAACTATCTTAAATAATATTGATTGTGAATGGAGTGGGACAATTCAAATCACTGAATTAGTCAATACTAGTAATACTGACTTAACTAGTTCAACTGATTCATCGGGTAATACTTATTCATTAGATAACGCAGATTCGCCAGATAATAAATTTTTCAACAACAAAAAGTGATTTCCCTGACAAATCAGTTAAATAAAATTCCATTCTAGGTCAGATATGTCCTCCACAGTGTCACCAGTGAATCCAATGGGAACTCCTTATGAGAAAGGAAGTCCCACGGAATCATATCCTATTCAATCATCTACGACGAAGCCATTCTTTCCACCTGTTGAAATAAAATGCCACTGGGATCCTACAATGATTTATGCTAGAACTGTGCCTCAGACGCTTGTCCCTTTACCAATTGATTTTCGCCCCTATACCAAAGTTTGTTTAGAATACAGGACAAGTGCTGTAGGTCAACTTGCTCCTGAGGTAGCCGATGATATGGTATTCCCTGGAGGCGGTGAAGTATATCCTCCTGACAGATATCTAAGAAGTATCGATAAGGAGAGTCTGTTAAGGAGACTTGATAGACCTCTAGGTACATGCGACCCTATGGAATACGACCCTCCTCAGAATAGCGACATGTATGTATCAAATATGTTAGTTCCTAAATCGAATAAACCTCCTTCTAGATTTGTTGAAGAAATCTCAATGCCCCAAGTTCTTTTGAGGGCAGGAACGTATCACTGTAGATCTGAGGCTGATCAGAAGAATTGGTCAAGATCTTCTCGTTTATTCAATAATTCCACTAAGCAAGATCGCTATAGAGGTCCTAGTGAGCCACCCCGGCAAAATATTTGGTCAGATTCGCGTAGGTGTGAAACAAGTGGTCCTACAACCAAACAACTGGATCCCAATGGGTGTAGGGCTTGGGGGTGCTAATGGGATAAACCCCACCCATAATGCGCTTTAGAGGTTCTCAAGATTATACGAGTAAGCGTTAAGATGATTGAATGGCTAGTAATCTTTTTAATTATTTTTTGTATTATTGTCTGGCATTATTCACAAGCAACGAGTAAATATAACTTATCACAATTAACGGAATCACAAATACCTACGAACCTTACAAGTCTATGGGAAGAAAGGAATCCAGTAGTAGTTTCTGAAATAAAGAATATAGGATTCTGGGTCGCAGATGCTCTTAAGCAGACACGATTCTGGGGAGCCCAGCCTATTTGGCAACAATATCAGGAAACCCCTCAAGCCCCTCCGCCTGTAGATCGTAGTCTTCAGATCACATGGTCAGATATATTAGGTCTAAGTCAAATTGAATCTGAAACACTCTTAAAATGGTTTGATATGAGTCCTCTCGTCTTTTCGGTTAGAACAGAAGCCCATATTGGACCTGAAGGAATACGACAAACATATGGATGGGCTACTTCTATTACATGTACTGATGGTGAAGCAAGGTGTATTTTACTCCACAATGCTCAGAAATCTCGGTTACCACCTGGATGGAAAGGACTCCGGTGGGCAGATGCTACAGTAGCCCATCATCCTCTATGGACTCAGGTTCAGAATATTGAAGTTATCTTAAGACCAGGCACTGTCCTATTGGTTCCACCTCACTGGCTTTTCGCCATTGAACCCCTTGATCCAACAAGACCAATATGGTGGACACGTTCTGATCTACATCACCCAATCAGTAAATGGGCCCAGAGGTGGAACGAGAACATTGTATAAAAATTGCTTAGAGGGTTATTACAGAGTAAAATAATGTCAGATTCTGAATATGAATCTACGAATGAAATAAATGAATCAATGAACATCATTCATTCATGTATTGAGCAACTTTCTCATAGTAGTAAAGTCATATATGCGAAGGCTCTTAAGATAAATAGCCTACTTGAACATCCAGATTTAGATATTTGGACAGAAGAATTTCTACTCCACGAACGGGCTCATAAGTGGGCAAAACGTAATATGGTTCCAAGGAAATGTTCTTTATGGCATATCCATAAGACTTTATTAGGATCAGCAAAGCGAGATAAGAGAATAGGAAGGGGTAGTATGGTTAGACTCTTAAAAGAAGAATCTCAGATATTAGATCTAACGGAAGAGCCAGTTTCTGCCTGGACTGTTCTAGGGAGGTTACCAAGATTCTTTCTATAAACGCTAAATTTCTAATATCCTATACTATTTATTATTTAGAATGCTAGAGCATACATTTCCCTTATCATATATTGCTATATCGCTAGGATTTTTATTAGGTATAGGATTTACATCAGTCTTTATTAGTTTTGTTTCTGCTTCTATTATTTTACTTCTTGCCTTTACGGGTATCATAAGGGTTATGCCTATTATTAATCTTTTCAAGAGTCTCTCTAAAAAATTATTACCTGATCAATTGAATACAATTGAGGAAAATATTAAGAAATCATTTAATCTTACTGCCGACCTTAAGGAGGATAAATATATATACATGTGGCACCCACATAGTGTATTTTCTACTAGTTTATTCTTTCATAACGTTACAAAATTTACAGAATGGCCATCACATCTGAGAAATTTGAAGGTTGTAGTCTTTAGTTATTTACAATGGTTTCCGTTTGCAAAGGAATTTTTTGAAGAATTTAATCTGATCCCAAGTGATTATTTTAGTATGAAAACTGCCTTAGAAGAAGGTAATTCTATATCAGTTTCAGCGGGAGGAATGAGAGAAATGCTTTATGAAAACACAGCAATTATTTCTAAGAGACGTGGAATTTTTAAAATGGCTTTAGAAACAGGAACTGCCTTAGTGCCAATTGTTTCAGTTGGCGAAACTAAGGTATGGGAACTTGCCAAGATTCCCCAGTGGATTCATGATTCAATGGAACCATATGACGCTTGTATGGCCATACCAACATTTAAATCTATTTTAAGATTTATTGGTCTCTTAGAACATCCTCTGAAAGATCCAATCAGGACTGTAATAGGAGAGCCAATCCCAGTTGAAAAGAAAGATATGCCAACCGACTCAGATATTTCTAATTTACGATCTACATATATAATTGCACTCAAGGCCTTATATAAAAAGGAATCCGGAAGAAATATGATTGTAGTGTAAAAATTGCTTAAACCTTTTTTTAAGAGAATGGTACAATGGACGATGATCAACAGAAAGCAGTAGAATTGGCTCTGTCAGGAAGATCTTTCTTTCTGACAGGGGCAGGTGGAACAGGAAAATCATATGTTATTCGTAATATAGTTGACGCATTACATAAATCTGGAAAGGATGTTGCTCTAACTGCTATGACAGGATGCGCCGCATTATTACTAGGAGCAGGGGCTAAGACACTTCATTCCTGGGCAGGAATTGGTCTAGGAAAGGATGAAGTTTCAATTATCCTTGCGAATATAAGAAAATACCAGAAGGCTAAGAAGAATTGGCTTTCCACAGATACCCTCATTATTGACGAAGTTAGTATGATGACTCCAGATCTCTTAGACAAGTTAGATCTCATTGCTAAGGCAATAAGGCGTTCCACAGAGCCATTTGGAGGAATACAATTTATTCTCGTTGGAGATATGTATCAATTGCCTCCAGTAAATCGCGATAATCAAGGTTCATTCTTCGTCTTTGAATCTAATATATGGAAAACTACAATAAAAGATTCTGTTACACTTAGAACGGTCCATAGACAATCAGATCCAGTCTTTCTTAAGATTCTTAATGAGGCTCGTGATGGATCTTTATCTGAAGAATCTATTAAGATTCTGGAATCTAGGAAGACTACCGCATGGAAAAAGTTAGAAATCAAGCCTACTCTACTCTTTACAAGAAGGGCTGATGTAGATGAAATAAATATGACTCAATTGAAGAAGTGTGAGGGAGAGGATATCATATTCAGGGCACGGACAAGAAAGACTCAACAACACTATACAGAGAATAATTATGAGGAACATGTTAAAAACTTGGTTGAAAAGATCGATAAGAGTGGGGCTTATATTCCTGAGTTAAGGTTAAGAAAAGGGGCTCAGGTCATGTACTTGGTGAATGGAATTCATAAAGATAAGGATCAGATGGAGGAAGACTTGCGTGATATAGATAGTCAGCCTAAGCCAGAGCATATGACAAATGAGGAGTGGTGGCAGGCAAAGAGAGAACAGAAAAATATTATTCGGTGTGATTATGACGATACATCCACTGGTATTGTGAATGGCTCTCGCGGAATCATTGAAACTTTCAGTTTTGACGGGTTTCCTATAGTGAAATTCATGAACGGGCATTCTCATACGATTCGATATCATACCTGGCCGGCAGAGGACGGTCTTCAGAGACAACAAGTGCCTCTAAGACTTGCTTATGCCATTACAATCCATAAGGCACAAGGGGCAACCTTGGACTGTGCCTTAATAGATATTGGAAAGAATACCTTTGAATATGGTCAAGCCTATGTAGCGTTATCAAGAGTTAAATCTCTTGATAGTCTCTACATTTGGGAATTGGATCCGAGTGCATTTCGAGTAAACCCAAAGGTCAAAGAATTCTTAACTTCTATTCAACCAAGCCTGTAACGATATCATTCCAGAGTATACCAAAATCAGCTCCCTTTATAGAATTTAGCACTGTAAGTAGGGCAGGGCCATCCTGGTCATAAGGTGCTCGAATACCCCTTAAGATATATGTAGTTAACTTGGGACTTATAGGTTCATGATAGACCTTCATTATTTCCTGCGTAATTGTATTTATAGGTGAAATAATATGATATCTTGTTAAAATAAAATCAATCACCGTTTTTTCAAGTATAGTAAGTGTTTCATAGAGTTTCGTAGAATTAGTCGGATTGACTCGAAGTTTCTTAGAAATCGACTGTATAGATTCAACCATCGCGATAAATAAGATTTTCTTTGTAAGATGATTTAATAGAATTGGCATGTTTTCTATAATTGTATCCTTAGAGCCGACAGTCTTCCACACTTCCGCATCGTTTTCCCAAGCTTTAATTAATGAAAGAGGAGGGACATCATCTAATTTCTTTCTAAAACAGTAATTTAAGATACGAGCTTCAAATGGAACCTGGCTATATCCAGAATAAAACTCAAATCGCACAACAAAGTCAATTAAAAATTTGCCATAGAATGTCTTTGAACCTTCTTCAGATTGACGCCGGAATACACAATTGCCAAAATCTGCAATACCAAATTCTAAGGGGGCTGTCCTTACAAATATATTTCCTGTGTGAAGATCTATATTTATCAGTTCTTCAGATGGGTTCTGATAAAATTTTTGTAGAACAAGGATAAATTGGGGGATTGCCCTTTCGACTTCTGGAAGAACTCGTTTATAGGATATACGCTCAAGTTTTAACTTATTCGCCCAGTTCTCAACAGTCGATGGATACTTTGTGATAAACATGACTTTAGAGTTAGATAAACCCTTTTCAAGTTTCTTCTTTACAGAATCGCATGCAAGCCCTCTTTTAGTCCATTGCTTCACTTGTAATTCTGAAGTTTTGAGGGCTACTACATTTTTAGGATTTGGAGGATGAGATGAATTAGCAGGGGAACATTCTCCAGCAAGTCCAGCCAAATATTTAGAAGCTAAATCTTTTCCCAAAATGCGAGCTGCACTTTTTAAGTTCTCAGCTTCAGTATCGGTTTTTAATACAATTTTTGATACATACCTGCTATTATCAGTCTCAGGGACATCTCTTGATCCAGAAGCACATGGCCACATAGGTTCTGACATTACACATCCATCAACTCCTTCTCCAATGATTCTCCCTCCTAGCATATCTAACCAAGCCATAAAAATTGCTTTTGTTTAAAAGTTATTTTTTAGCAATAACTCATGGAGAATTTCTCTGAATCTAATATACTATCTATAGACAAGATGGCTGAGCATATTGTATCACTTGTTCAAGATTCTGTTATTGTAAAGGGAAATGACGTCACGAAGGTCACTTGCTCTCCGGGCCGAAAACCTAAGGCTCCGAAGCAGGATCCCCCTGCGTTACAACTTGCTGAATTAAATTCTGTTGTGATACCCAAAGCAATTACTGATGAGCCACTTTTAATGGAGAATCCTGGGCGTTTTGTCCTCTTTCCAATTCAACACGATGATGTCTTTGCCATGGGTAAGAAAGCCGTGGCAGTATTCTGGACAGTCGAGGAACTTGATTTAACAAAGGATACAAAGGATTGGGCAAAACTAGACGCAAATACTCAGCATTTTATTAAGCATGTTCTAGGATTCTTCGCCGCTTCAGATGGCATCTTAATGGAGAATCTCTCCTTGAATTTTCAGAATGAGGTTCAATGGCCAGAGGCAAAATATTTCTACGCAAATCAGAATTTCATGGAGTCTATTCACTCTGAGATGTATTCATTGTTGATAGACACCTATATTGATGATAAGTCCGAGAAACAGAAGTTGTTGGAGGCTTCTTCTACGATCCCTGCGATTCAGAAGAAGGCAGAGTGGGCGATGCAATGGCTAGACGCAAAGCAGGCGGACTTTGCCACTAGATTAATTGCCTTTGCAGTAGTCGAGGGAATCTTCTTCAGTGGAGCCTTTTGCTCGATCTTCTGGCTGAAAAAGAGTGGTTTGATGCCTGGCTTGACAACAAGTAACGAATTCATTGCCAGGGATGAGGGTATGCATACCGACTTTGCTTGCCTCCTTTACTCTAAGATAAAGCATAGGGTTACAAAGGCAAAGGTGAACAAGATTATCAAGGAGGCAGTGAAGATCGAGAAGAATTTCATTACTAAGGCACTCCCTTGTGAACTTATTGGAATGAATGCTACTCTCATGAGTCAATATATTGAGTTTGTCGCTGACAGACTGGTAGTTCAACTTGGATATCCTAAGATCTTCAATGCGGCGAACCCCTTTGATTTCATGGAGCGCATTTCTCTTGAGGGCAAGGATAACTTCTTTGAGAAGCGTAATGCGAACTATTCCAAGGCGGGTGTAGGAAAGACACAAGAGGAGATGAGTTTTAGCACAGATGCTGACTTTTAAATTTAAAAATTGAACTTTTAGCATATGCTTATTTTTTACAACATGGATAAGCTAGGAGAACACTTTGGATATCCCTCGTGTTGTATTGAGTTCTTTAAAACTCAAGAACATACAACAATACATCTTTCATTATATGAAGAACTTCTACCGAAATCTGGTATTAATAACACTGGTTTCATCCCTTGCCTACATCACCTCAGGCTCTTGTGTGATAACAAAGTTACCATACCAGAACTATTGAAAGAGCGTAAATGTGAAACCCCGTTTCCTTTTCATCGAAGATATACTTGTGCTGAGTGTCTTATTCGTGTAAAACATACAATGGCATGGCTTAAGAAAAAAGAGGATCACGAACATTCAGCACTTTCTAGGGCGAAACGGGCTAAAAAATGAACACTTGTTTCGGCATATACTAAGTATGCCAAGTCACGGAGTTGAGTTAATTGATGGAATTCCTGTTATTTTGAAGGAGGGACAGATGTATGCGTTTCAGACACAGCCTCCTATTAAGTTGGGAACCTATATCGATAAGAAGGTAACATGGATTCCTACAGAGGGAATGAGTGCATGGCTAAGTTCTTACCAAGCATCCATGGTATCAAGGTCACGTAAGTAATAAAAATGAAATCTATTTTTTCATGTATTATACGTATGGACCGGACACTTCAAATGGAAAAGCATTATGTGGAAGCTTGGGGTTTATGGTGGGCCCAGTGGCAGTCTAAGACAAAAGAACGCTTACAGAAACAATCCATGTCACCAAAAGCGTTTGTTGATCAACATTTAGTTAGTTCCGAGCGCGAAGGTCCTACGAGCCACACCACATCCAGCCTGATTCTGCCGCCCAAGTAGATACTGCATGCGTTCAGCATTGCTCTTAAAAATAGGATTTCCAGTAGCCTGTTTACCAAGAGTTCCATTTCTCGCAGCAACTAGTGTGGAATTTTTTGATTGATATACAGTATTCGCTGCATTCTGATATGCTACCTTATCAAAAATAATAGGAGCATATTGCTGTACAGTGCATCCACATGTTGCTGTATTAGCACTCATTCTATTATAGAATAGTAAATTTAAATCTTAAATACATCCTGGTAAAGGAAAACCTGTCTTCCACCAACACCTGTGTAGTCATCAAAACGCAATGCACCCACTGGATCATTCTGAAATAAAATACGCTGTCCCAACTTATACATCATTTGTTCATTATTATCAACAAATATATAATACGTATTATTTCTATTCCCATTAAGACGTTGTACATATACATCCAAGTCATATGCGTGAACCCTGTAGAAAACCGATGTTGCTTTAGAATAAAGTAGGTATTGAGATTGTGTCAAACCCTTCATCGAACCTATAAAAAATTTTTGACCAGTTGGAAGTGATATAGCAGACATTCTACTATAAGTATTTAATTCGCGAAAAAAAATTGAGTCGATTTGCTAAAATAAACTTAGCACAATGTGCGATTGTCATAGATTGAAAGTAAGAGATGATTTCAAACATGAGTTAAATATGTGCCCTGTTAGCAGCGCGTTGTTTTGTAGCCTTTGTAAGATATACGGGCATGCTACAATGAAATGCCCAGATCGAGCAAGATGGCATTACAGGAAACCAGAGTTCGTCGAGCAATTCCTGCCTATCAATGTCTTAAATCATTACAAGATTACAACTAAGACACCTATACAGGGAACCCATGATCATATGCCATATATTCATGGTGAACCTGTTATTGAAATACCTTATGATGACGATGATCAGAATTATAATAAAAATATAAGGGCAACTTTGGCCAGTCACAATTTACCTTGCGGAACTGTCAAAGAAAACAAACGAGTCATGGAAGAATTTGGTGACCTCATTGGCAAGAAAGTAGTTTACATGGACCCTACTGCTCCAAGAGTTCTGAAATCTAAGAAGAAGGTGACTTGAAATATTTACGTATAGAATATCTTAATTTTTTTCATCATAGGTTTCAGGAGAATGGATTCATTAGATAATGGTCCATTGGGGGGTGCTATACAAGGCGGTGTAGTCTATGCTTCTGCTGATTTCCCGGAGGTAGACTTCATAGATAATAGACCCCCTTTAAATATATCAACATCTGTTTCGAATGTTATATTGTATCATGTATCAGATGCTGTAGAAAAACAAAATCAACATAGGACGTGGAAAAGAAAGGTTCGTGAAATTTTACAGAATCATCAGGAGAAGATCTTACAATTCTTTTCAAAGCCGTTAACTGAAAATCATCCATTAAAGGTATCTCATATTCTTCTTACAAAATACGGCAAACTTGCCAGTTATGATACTTCAAGGGCTATTCCACAATTCTTTAAGGATTTCATCGTAGAATCTCCCCAGACTGGTTGTGATCAGTTAAATACATATATTTCTGAACTTTCTGAAACCCACAAATCTGACACTCCTATTCAGAGATGGCTGAATATGAGTCGCCATATGTTAGATTATCTGAGAGATACAGGAGATGAACTTATCCGTTTAGATCAAAGGCTTCAATCTGAATGTCAGAAACTTGATTCTGTAGTAGAAAAGGTTTCTCAACTTGTTGCTCTACCAAATCCAGAATTAGATGGATTCCAGGAAATTATGGAAAAATATATTGAGAAACAATTTGAGAAAAGCGACCTTCATTCAGTTTACTGGGACTATATTTTCACTTTACAGAAATATTCAATCTTAAGAGATATTCTCATTCCTCAGAGAATCACGAATCAATCAGATCCCCTGTGTTGTATATGTATGACAGAACCCATTGTAATGGCAATGAGTCCATGTGGTCATACATTTTGCACGAATTGTTCAAAGAGAACAGTAGTGTGTCATATATGTAGACAACAGGTAGTGACTCGTCTTAGAGTATTCTTTGGTTAATTGCCCATAATAAATTTGACACCTACTCACCCTTTTAATAGTTTATTAAAAATGCAAGAATGTCTGAATGAAGATAATAAAAGATTAGAGCGATTCTTTCGAAAGTGGCCTCTTATACCTCTTACCTTATGGCTTATTCTTATTGGAGGAATCGTAATGATACCAGTGGCAATCTTATGTAATACAACATATCCATGTTCTAAGCAACAACAGGATGTATCATTATACTTCGGCTTAATGATATGTACGTGTACATTCTTATTTGTATTCTTACCATGCCTCTTAAGATATACCTTGAACTGTATATATAAAAGAAAAAGGATAGGTGCGAGGCAATTTGTAAGGCCGCCTCCAGGTTCACCTCCTAGATCCGCATTCAAGTCATTCAGGCAGGTTTATTCTGCTTAAAACTTCTACCTTATATTCTCCTCTTTTTAGAAACTTTTCCCTAAGTTCTTGCGCTCTTTCTTCATCAACCTTATATATTTCAATCGCACGATCAACAATCCTCGAGGCAAACGCATACCATAGAGTTTCAATAAATCGAGAACCAATCTGAAATGGAGTTTGTGGCATTAAGGTTTTTTCACATGAAATACCTAATCAAATTTTTCAGTGACAACTTAAATCCAAGCCACCTATCTATTGTTAGATATGTCTGACAGTGATGATCAATCCGATTTCAAGAATTTACCTAATCTTTTAACTGAGTGGAAGAAGATTCAGGAGGATAAGCAAAAGTTGCTTACTGAGAAGAAGCAGGTGAATGAGCGTATTAGGGAGCAGGAGAAGCGTGCCGAGGCAATGCAGGGAATGATTGTGAAGATCATGAAGAATAATAGTATTGGTGCCCTTGATCTCAAGTCTTCTAATGCGAGGGCACTTTACAAGAAACGCGTAATTAAGGCACCCATTGGGAAGAAAGAGATGAAGAAGTATCTGAGTGAGCATTTTAAATCGGACGATGAAGCCAAGAAACTCCTGGAGTTCCTAGATAAGAAGCGTGATACCACTGTAAGGGAGACATTGGTATATGAGAAGAATCAGACTGAGTAATTTATTATAGACTATAGGGTAGAATGAGTTCTATTGTAAAGGCTTCTATGCGCGCAATGGTCGAAGGTTTTACAAATCCTGGAGGTGCTGAGGCCTACAAGCAGTCTTCTGTATATACGGATGCCTTGGCAACTGTTCTAGCCTTCTTTATTTCTATCGTGGTTGTTTCTCTCATCGGCCTATGGTTATGGAATTACAGTGTAGTCCCTCTATTTGAGTTTGCTCGCCCGGCTAAGTCTATCTTTCAGATACTTGGTCTCATGGTATTCTTGTCATTAATACATGGATAAAATTGAACGCTACCTTATATAATTTTAAAAGCATACAACATGTCGATACCACCAGAGTTTGAGTGCCCTATAACCCTTGCTATCATGACTGATCCTGTGATCGGCGATGATAACCAGACATACGAGCGTAGCGCCATTCAGCACTGGCTCTCAGATTCAAGAAATCAGGGACGCAGTCCTATCACTCGTGCTCCTATGCGTATTGACACCCTTCGTCCTAACTTTGCCCTTAAATCACAGATCGAGAGATTTATTTCTCAGACTACTGTCGCACCTAGCCAACTAACACCCCCACCTTTCAAGGAATTGCCACTCATTATCGAGGCTCTAACCGATGGAACTCTCCTAAATATCAAGGTAATACCTCCTTCGGAAGGTGAGAGGCAACCATCCTTAATCTTCTTGCTCTTAGATATCTCTGGATCAACGGGACAAGACTCAGGTGCTGATGTGGAGGTGGGAGCAAGGGATTTTACAGTCCTTGATCTCTGTAAGCATACTATCCGGACAATTGGAGGAATTCTCAGTGATCGTGATATGCTGTGTCTCATTACATACAGTTCTTCGGCGAGGGTCGCGTTAAAGCCGAGTTTCATGACAAAGGAGGGAAAGGCAAATCTTGACAGAATCATCTGTGATATTCGGCCAGAAGGTAACACCAATATCTGGTCAGCCCTTGAACTGATGGATCGCATTGCTTCTTCACCTGAGTTCTCTAAGAGTAACATTGCGGCAGCTCTTCTTACTGATGGGATCTCTAACATGAATCCTGGTCGTGGGGTCCTTGAGACATTTCAACTTTACGGAAAGCCATCTCTATACAATCTGAGCACCTTTGGCTTTGGATACAATATAGACAGCGAACTTCTCAGGGGCATCGCCTCTTATAGCGGTGGATCTTACGCGTTCTGTCCAGATTTCTCAATGGTCGGCACAGTCTTCATTAACTGGGTTGCTACCATCCTCTCCTCTGCTGCTATGCCCAAGAAGATTAAGGTTACATTAAATGGAGGGACTATTCTCTGGTTTAACACTGGAATCATACAGATTGATCAACCAAGAACCTTTACAATTCCCATGACATCTGAAGTGCTTTCTATTGACATGAATGGTCAGTCTGTATTGCCTACAAAGGTAGAGAAACTCCCCCTACTTGACCTTGCTCGTTACGAGTTAATCCAGGGGCTACGAGATGCCCTTGAAACGAATAAGTGGTTCTCCCTCAATGAACTCTATGAGAAATACAAGGGGACTAAGGCTGATCAGTTGATGAGTGAGATCAAGCCAGGTGGCCAAGTTATCCTAGGTTCTGATGATTCTTTCAAGAATGAAGGATCTTACTGGCACAAATGGGGGCAACACTACATCCCAGCCTATTACAGAGCCCAGGAACTTCAGCAGAGAATGAATTTCAAGGATAAGAGTCTTCAAGCATATGGTGGCAAACTGTTCGAGGAGATTCAGACAATTGGTGATCATGTCTTTGGTTCAATAACACCCCTTGAGGCTACTGGTTCAAAGATGCCAAAATACGATAGTAAAACTAGCACGAGGCCAAGAACCCCTGTTCCTAGAACAATCCTTGCGCCAGGTATGTCTCCAATGAGTCTTATTAATACACCCTATGGTGGATGCTGGGCTCCTGGCTCAATGATCTGGATGGCAAATCTTGATAAGAAGCCGATTGAGGATGTGCGAAGGGGTGATAAGATCTGGACATTGAGGGGTATTGCTACGGTTGAGTATTCTCTAGAACTTGGAACTGAGCAGGCATCTCAACCAATGGTAAAACTAGGAGACCTCTGGATTACTCCCTGGCACCCTGTTATTGATAATCTTGTATGGACTCTTCCTGAGAAACTCGCACCCATCTCAGAGAGGATAATGCCAAAGGTTTACAATCTGATTCTAGACCGTGGGCATATTGTGAATATTGGTGGTGTTCTAAGTGTCACTCTTGGTCATGGCTTACATCGTGAGGGTGTAAACCACCCCTTCTTTGGAAACAAGGATCTAATTCTGCGGGATATTCAGGGGCAACCTGGATTCTCAGAGGGGCGCCCTGTGTTCAAAAACCTACAGGTCAAGCGTGAGAATGGGATGATCTGCGGGTGGTATGATAATGTCTAAGTTCTTAAGATATATATACCTAATTTTTTACTTAATACTAAACAAAAAATTGAAAAGTGTTATCCATGGCAGTTAAAACATCGCGATCTACAATAAACTATGTCCAATCACTTTCTTCTTCGTATAGGTGATGGAAAGCACTTCAACTCTTCTTCATCAAAACACATTTGGGGTGTAAACTCTAAAAACAACAGTATACCTCAGTTTCTATCTAGCGCCAAACCTGGGGATCTACTTTGGTTTGTTAAGTCTAGATCTAAGGGTCAGATAGTTGCGGTTGCAACGTTCAAAGAGGCAAAAAACAGAATTCTTGGCCCCCTTCTTGCTTTATCACCTACCAACGAGGATCTTGGTTGGGTAAATACAGAGGGGGGCTGGGATACAGAGATTCATTATACTGATCTGTATAATCTAACCGATTGCAACATGTTTTCAGAAATTAAGAGCCCGCTTGTCATTCGCTTATACAATGATAGGTGTAAGGTGAATCTCTTGGCGGAATATCCGAACATTGTCAGGTATTCAAGGGTAACAAAAACAATGTAGATACGCTTTTAATCCCTATTCCTCAAATCCTTCAACTTCACTTCCATATATCCACTCTTTTTTGATGCGTTAAGCACAGCAAAATCAGGATATGTCTTTACAAGCCACCTAGCCCCCTTTTCTTCTAATTCCTTTCGTTCCTTGACCTCCTGCATACCCCCAGGCTCTGTATAATATGCGCTGATAGGGGCATACATATTGAGCCTTACTACCGCACCCCATCGCTTATAATACAAGATACTACGTTGATAGTCCTCCTTGTATTCGGTGGTTATCTCAACACCATCGGGTCCTTTGAGACCGGGATTGATACATCCCCAGAAGGATCCAATAATATAACGAATATCTGTGCTGACCTTAGGCTTCATGAAGTAACCATTTGCTACTGGGTAGACACCCCAAAGTTTTGTCTTAGCCTTTTCACATTCCGCAAATCCCCGCTTGATTACCCCTATCAAACTCTTTAATGGTCTTTCCTTTCTTTTTGTGGTTTCGTCGTATTCTAAGAATCCCTTAATGTCGTCGTCTATATTCACAATCTTGGTTCCAATGGCATAATAAGAAGTAATAAAGTTGCGGATATCATGCATTCCTTTGACTCCAACTACGATCTTTCCATAGGTGCCAGGCTTTAGAGATTCCTTGTATAAGGCTTCTTCCTCCTTATTTGCCACGAAGACTGTGATCTTACTGGAAGGAATTCCATATTTCTTTAATGTAGCCAAAGTCTTCTCCTTAATTGCCTCATGTCTCTTATAAGATGGAATTGCCACCTCATAAGGAAATATATTCTTTCTTGTTTTTGTAACCATTCTATTATACAGCATATAAAATTGACAAGTATATATAGTATATTAGCAGATAATGTCTCGCCCATCTGAACTTAATGGTGGATGCTGGGAATCAGGATCAATGGTCCTTCTTGCTAATGGTTATTCTTATATGAAGATTGGTCATCTTCGCAGGGGAGATCTTGTGTGGACACCTTCTGGTACTGCCAAAGTCTTACATCTTGTTGAATACAATCTAAGATACCCATATGAAGCCATGTGTCAAGTTAATAATCTCTGGATTACCCCTTATCACCCAGTGAATATTGATGGGACCTGGAAATTTCCTGCCCATATTAGACCGATTATACATAGAACTATTAATAAACTATACAATCTAATTCTAGATTCTGGTCACGTTATTAGCATTTCAGATGTATTAAGTTGCACACTTGGTCATGGTTTTACAGGTGACGTACTTGAACATCCATACTTTGGAGATATGACTTCTATTCTGAATGATTTATCAAGGATACGTGGGTATATGAGGGGGGCTCCCATATTCTTAGATACTCGGGTAAGAAGAAATCCAATTACAGGTCTTGTAAATGGTATGTATGATGCTTCTATAACTACTTCTGGGAACTGGCGTTAATTAATAAATAAAATTGATTTTTGATTATTACTATAGTATATATCCCCTGAAATGTTCTACGCCCCAAACGTGCAAGCAAGCTACCGAGGTCACCCTGCAGAAAGATTCGTCAAGCAACGTCCCACGGTGCTAGATGAACTTCCTCTTGATGTTATTCGGGTGTTTATCTTCCCTACACTTGACTATGAGTCAAGGATCCAGTTGAACCAGTGCCTACCGCCCTGGGACAGGCTAACAAAGAAGATCCCACGTTATTCAATTGAGACGCATGACGAAATTGCGGTGGTTAACGAGGTGAGAAGGTTATTATTTAAACTAGAAGAACGTCATACGTGGCACAGGGCACCAGACTGGCTGGAGAAAAGATACAAGGCTTTCATACATTTATTTAGCATCTTACAAAGGCCAAGATATCTTCGTGTTATATTCTCTAGAGGGAGTTTCCGTAAATCAGTCTTGGATAAGATAGAAGATATATATAACACGGTGCCAGGTGATAAGGTTGACATCGGTGTTAAGGAACGGCTTCTATCCACGATAACAAGGCTGAGGAAGAAGATTAAACTTGGCGCACCTTATAAACAAGGTATTCCCTTTTACGACGTAGAGCCTCTTTCCTTTCAATAGTAGCCGGTGTAGGGCCCAAGTTCTCCAACTTCCTCGGGTATATGTCCTTTGGGATCACGGGGTGATCCCTTTTCTTCTTTCTCAGGAGGTGAGCAGGCATTTTTTGCTATAGAGAATACATCCATCCATAGAGCATTAAACTTGCGAGTAACTTGGTCAGATTCACTAGGTGATAGTTTGTAAGAAGTACATAGCCTCTTTACTAATGCATGAGCCCTCTGTTTCCATGTGGCAAACGTAATGTCTAGATCACGAGGGGGGATCGACTTAGTAAAGCATCGGGCCACGGTGTCAGCAGGGTTCTCACGATCGTGTGTGTTATTGTAAGGAATATAGAGAATACTTTGAACAACTTGAGATGCTCCCATAAGATCATGCTTCATGCAGCAAAGTTTGGAGAGAATCTGCTTTAATTCCTTGAGATCAGATTCTCCATCCCCTGTGGTGGATTCCTTCAAGGAGAAAAGTTCAGAAATCTGAATGGCATAAGATGATTCTTGCCCACATTGGATATCTGAGACACCTGTCGAAGGCCCCTGAAACCCTTCATTATAAGAACCGGAAGGTGGTGTATTGCCCTTAGAAACTAGAACATATGCTATAATTCCTACGGCGATAGCAATAAATAAAGCAATCACTACAAAAAAATACGTTTGGCCTATTGGGGTTCCACCTGCGCTGTCCATTCTGGTTGTGCCTTAGATTTCAAGCAACCACTTCTTCAACAAAACGCCCGTGTGACCAACTGAGAAATTCCTTAGATAACTCTCTCTTCTCATCTGCTTTCTCCATCATGAACTCATCTATGCTTACATGCTCCTCCTCAATACTTAGTTTGAGCCAGTAAATCTTGACCACATTCTTTTGCCCGATACGCACAGCACGCCCCCTGGCTTGATCAAGAAGGGCAGCAGTCCACCAAGGACTGATGAAGATCATGCGATCATAGTGCTGGAGATTCAACCCAGTTCCACCGGCTTGTAGTTGGATTAGAAACACATCCTGCTTTGAATTACCAGACACATTGTTGCTGGCACGAATGGCCTCATCGCGCTGTCTCATGTTCATACCACCGTGATACTGAAGCACAGACCCAGTAAACTCAAAACTCTTGAGGTATTCCTCAAGCAAGACCATTTCATCATGGAACTGGCAGAAGATGATCCAGCGATGACCCTCGTTTGCCTCAAAGGCCTCCCGCATTAGGTTGGTGATCTCGTCAAACTTGCGACTAGGAGCGTTGAACTGGGGACCAGTCCAGCCAAATGCCTCCTTTTGGCGGGCCTTGATATAGATCTGGGGATTCACAGAAATCTGACGAAGACGAAGAAGAATGGCAAACTTCTGTAACTGGTATTCACGTCCCTTCAGGGCTTGGGCCGAGCGCCATTGGCTCTCAATCCCCTTGTAGATCCCATTATACAGTTCCTCCTCCTCCTTGTTTGTAAACTCTAGAGAACGAGTATCTACAATTGCCTCGGGAGGCATGGTAAGCCCAGCAGGTGCCTCACATTCATCAAGAGTTCTTGCTAAGAACACATGAGGGATCCAAGACTTGTATTTCTGGGACCACCCGGAACCGTGTAATTTGAATCCGATAAATTTGAGGTAGGCGTTCACATCATCAAGTTTGTTGACGATGGGGGTCGCAGTAAGAGCCCACTTGTAGGGAGCCTTTATCTTGAGTATACTAGCCCCTGTAACAGTGTTAGTGTTACGAATACGGTGGGCCTCATCCAAGACGATGCGGTCAAAGGAAACTTCCCTGAAGAGAGATGGAGAAGAGACTACCTTGTCATAGTGGGCAATGTATACCGACTTCGCACCTAGCACCCTCCTTCCCGTCCTAACCCAGGTATTCTCGGCAGTGAAGAGGTTGAAAGAACACTTTGACGCAGCAGCCACCCATTGTTGACGAACTGCCTTAGGGGTAACGATCAAGGTATTCAGGCCATTTCCATTCACAATAAGAGCAATTGATTGGATCGTCTTGCCCAAGCCCATTTCGTCACCAAGTATACCGCCACGCACAACATAGTCTTCTCCTGGAACCTGAAACCCATACCTCTCCTGGTTTAGCATCCAGTTGATCCCATCAATTTGGTGCTTAGCATAGACTGCGCCAGGCCAAGTAGGTTTGAGTGACATTGCTCTTATAAGGTTACTTTCAACTGTAAACTCAAAAAAGTCAATTTTATTTCGCACTGAAAACCGTTGGTAACTGTAGATGTTAAGAGTTATAGGTTCCCTTTTAGTATTTACCGTTATACTATATTTTGTCCTTGAAACTGATGGATTTCAATCTTTCTGTTCAAAGGATCCAGATTATACCTGTGAGTCAGAGTGTGTTATGCCGATCGTTAATACTTTTAACATAGAGCGCGACTATAGGCGCGAAGCGCGTGAATCCCAACTGTAAAATTGAACACGTGGCTATTATAACTAATGGTAACAAGTGGAAACAAATGACGTTTCCAAGGGCCTTTCAAACATATATACCTAGAACACATTGTGTATCGTCGCATGTATATGGTGCTATCTTGCTTAATAAGTATGACGAAACCGTTGTTATACGTGGTCGTCAAAGTGGCAAGTGGTCGTTTCCAAAGGGTCATGGAGAATACCGCGAATTACCCTTAGACGCGTGTATTCGTGAGTTGCGAGAGGAGACTGGGATTAACCTGAAAGGGGTTGTGCCCGATGATGAGATTCGATTTCGTTCAGGGACGTATTTCTTGTTCTTTGTTGAGGAAAGACTTAATATCGTTCCTGAAGATGTAGGTGAAGTTATTGAGGCGTTATGGGTTCCTGTGAATCGTCTAACCTATTTAACAGGAAATAAAGATCTGAACAGTTTCTGTAAGACGGTAAACATTGAGAATATTCTTACAAAGATGCATAAGGCATAATCATACTCCGGCTTCTTTTCATCTTTATCTATAGATGTTTAACACAGGAAATGTTCTTTTTCTATTAACACTCATACAGTTTTGGTGGATCGCAATATGGGGACTCGCCTATATTCTCATTGATGCAATTGCTGGAGACTCAAAAATAAAAGAAATCTTTATTTATTTTGGTATGATTCTCTTTACTATGATTGTCTTTCATTATAACCCACAGATGATTGAGAGACTATAGTTTATCTACTAAGATAATAGCAATAGTCATGGAAACTCAGACCGTGGGGGGCATATGAGTAAGTCCTCAGGAGACGGTTATCCTCAGGATCCCTGGTTTCTCCTAAACTGAGAATATTCCATCCTGTAGCATGTAACTGAGGAACCGTCATCTTCCAGACATCACTCTCTGGAACTCTGGCCTTTTCCTCTTCCTCCAAAGCATCGAGGCGGATCTTCTCCTTGATCTTATCGCTGAGGGATGGCCCACTGCTGGCAGGAGTGGAAGGTTCCTTGCCCCAGGGACCTACCTTCTTAGGACCAGCCCCAAGAGAAGGAAAATTCTTAACACCCATATCAATCTTGTCCACACTGTCACTCGCACTGCGACGGCTTGGTGGGACATATTTACCAGAAATGGGTGCCTCCGTATTCTTCAGTAGATCTCCCATGCGCATAGGCTCTAACTTGATAAACGTTGCCATCTTATGTATACTAATCTTAAGCAACATGTCATATTCAATTTTATAAAATTGATACTGTCAGCATCATGATACTTAGTATCACGAAATGCCACAAATATCTGAGATAAAGAACATTCGCTGCAAACACTGTGGCTTTGTAGGTGAATCCTATTCTGGATTCTATTGTAGTCTTATGTGCTGGAGGGAATCATTCTTTGGATCACCTTGGCGATTCTAAAACCATAAAAAAGAACCCTATCCTTTTTTATTGTTTTTTGCTTTCTGTATATATTTAGCACTTTGGCTCAGTAGCACTCTTGTTCACAGTCCCGTCATCAGCGATCTCTCCGATATACTTACCCTTAGCACCCTTGTTTGATGCCCAGAGGTGTCCAGAAGTCCAGAGGTGATTTCCATCTGGCCTCTGGACACCATGTCGCAGGTAGGTATCCGACCCCATTGCGAATGGCAGTAACTCTGTCACTTGTGAAACAGGAGCGAGAGTCACAACATCTGTAGTGATGGCCTTTTTTGCCTTCTTTACAGGCTTAGTAGCGGCAGGTGTGGCAACTGACTCCTCAACCACAGGCTTCTCAGAATCCTTATTTGCCTTCTTTGCTGCCGCAGAAGCCTCACGTCCAGCCTTCATCTTGGCCTTCTGCTCATCAGACATCACACGCTTAGGCTTCTCAACTGGTGCCTCTGTAGAGCCCTCTAGAGTAACTGAGCCCTCATGAGACTCCTTAATAGAATCAGCGTCAGAATTCGGGTGGGCAATGATCCAATCTGCCTTGAAAGCCTCATACTCCCCAGGGTGCTCCTTCTTGTAGTTGGACACAAACGTGAGGTGAGAACCCTTCATCTCTGGGTTTGCGGCCTTGAATGCAGCAACAGCCTCCTTTTGCTCAGAGAGGATCTTCTTGGTAAAGTCGCCGTTGGAAGTTGGCTTGCCCTTGTTGCTAGACTCCTTGCGAGGTTTACCAGACTTGGTCAACTTCAGCGGACCACTGGTTCCACGGAGACTCTCGCCGAGCATGTTGAAGATATTCTCGAAAGTAGACCTGGGCACTGAAATCATGGACATCTTCTAATACGGTGTAATGGGGTGCTATCCAATAGGGCTGAAGCGCATTCAATTTTTTTCAGTTAGTTATCGATTTGATTTTATCTGAATCAACACTAGGCCAGAAGAAGTTCTTGATCTTTGATAATATAGAAGAAGGTGATGTGAATATTGTCATAACACTTGTTGATGGTGTAAGTTCTTCAATACTCTTAATTAATGTAATTTTAACCCTCAGTTGGGTAGCAAGTGATCGCTTCAACTCCGCAAGTTTTGCCGTATTGGATTTATCTTTTTTACACTCTTCAATAGACTCTTCAATTTCTATAATCTTAGTAATAACTGATTCCAGCATTGACTGCATCAGTTTGACTTCTGACATAAAAAAGGGTTCTATTATTCCTTTGATTATTTGCTTTTAGATCCCACGCGCTTCTCTCTCAATGCCTCTGCTATTCTGATATGCTTTTGAGAGAACCCACCATTCCTCTCATACTTCTCCTTCCCCTTATCAGACTTCTTGTCACGTTTCGTCTTTATTTCACGATCCATTGCGTTTACTTGATACCTAGAAACTTATTTACTAACAATTCAATTTTATTCATCAGAATCATCCGTATCCTCGTCGCTGTAAGATACGGTGTCGGTCTTATGTCTATAAATTGAAATGATATTTTTCCAGAAATCAATCTTCTTGTCTACATCGGTTATCCCACCATCCTCTTGAGAGATCTGTCTCCATTTCACAAGTCCAATGTTTGTAAGATACGATCCAGCCTGGGTCTTAAGAGCCTCAGCCTCAGCCATCTTGCTCTCAAGAATAAGTTTGTCTAAGACATCTTGAGGAATCCTACTGTATTTCTTGAGAGTCTCTTCGGCTAGAGCAAGCGCAACTTTTTCCCGCTTATACTGTTTTTCAAGGCGGTCAGCCTTGTGTTTCCAGAATCTGATAGCGTGATCCTTGAACATGATGATATCATCTAACTCTGCCTGTGTTATGGTTTCCATGGTAGTACTTGAAAAAGGTAAGGTTGTGTCAATTTTATTAAGCAAAAAAGGTTTTTTTTCTTTTGTTTTTGGGGTTTTCTGTTATTTTATTTTGCTTTCTATATTTACTCAGCCTTCTCCTTGGGTGACACTGAGCGAGCAGGGGAGGTAGTCCCAGATCCAGACTCCTTCTTGGCCTTGCGCTCAGCCTTCCTGGCCTCGTGGATTGCCAACTCCTCAGGAGTCATATCCGTCAACTTCTTGGGTCCACGCTTCTTTGCCTCAGGCGCAGGCGCAGCCACTGCCACAGGCTCAGGCTCAGGCGCAGGCACTGCCACAGGCTCAGGCAAAACGATCACCGCATCCTTGTTGGCCTTCTTTGCTGCTGCAGCAGCCTCACGTCCAGCCTTCATCTTGGCCTTCTGCTCCTCAGAGATCACCTTCTTGGGCTTAGCATCTTCCGCAGGGGGGGGAGGCACCACGGCAGGGTGATCCAGATTCCACTGCGCCTTGAATGCCTCAAACTCCTCTGGCTGCTCCTTCTTGTAGTTGGACACAAAGGTGAGGTGAGAACCCTTCATCTCTGGGTTTGCGGCCTTGAATGCAGCAACAGCCTCCTTTTGCTCAGAGAGGATCTTCTTGGTGAAGTCTCCATGGCAAGTAGGCATCCCAGCGTTGGAGCGGGGCTTCTTTGCCTCCACAGGAGAAACAGGAGCAATAGGGCCAACAGAGTCAAACGCTGCAAACACCTGAGAACGCTCCACCTCGCTCAGGCTCTTCATGTTGTTGATAATCATCTGGATTGCTGACATTTTAAAGGCTTATTAGTTTAGGGGCTTGGGGGGGTGCTATCCATTAGGGGCGCAACTGGATTCAATTTTTTATTTCGTAATTATTACTCTGGATCAATTGTGTAATTATTTACTCTTGAAATAAGAAGATACCTCCTCTTAATTGACTTGAATGCTTGGTGCTAGTTATTCAATTTCCTATACAACTAATATACGCAAAAATAAGAGGATCCTTCTTTAATCCCCAGTATACAGACGTCCCTTTACGCGAAACGTGATTTTGCCAATGCCCTCGCCTGAGGAATGAACTTTACAAGAAGTGAATTGCCTAACCCAATCGTAGACGGTGCACTCTTTACAGCAAATCCAGGGATAAGAGCCATTATCAGCCTTCTCTGCCAGTGCCGCATCTAATAGGCCCTTTTCCACCTTTTCTCCCAATTCCTTCCTCAGGTTCGCGCTATCAAGATGAACGGGCAGAGTCCACGCAATTTGAACAGGGTCCCACTTGCCTCCAATGGCCTTCAGGTGATCCTTTGCGTAGAAGGTCTTACCCTTGATAATCAGATGCTCAGTCGTCTTCTTGTAGTATAGCATTCTCGTGATACACTAAAAAAATAGGGGCCTGTATTCAATTTTATTTTTGTTTTATAGTTCATCCAGACCAACATCGTCATCCACCTTCCGCCCAGCGGTTACACGGGCACTTTCCTTCTTTGCCAGATTCGCTTTCTCTTCATCCTCTACCTCTTCTGTATCGTCAAAGTCAAAGAGGTCGTCCACACCCTCTGCGTCTTGAAGGCATACTGGCATCTTATTGTTGTCCTTCAGAGCCTTGAGATCCTTCCTCTTGTTAATAATACCAATAATCTCGTGAACCTCAGACCTGCTCTCTGAAGGAGCCAGGATTACAAAGACACCAGGGGCACAGAAGCCCTCAGACTTAGAGCCTCCCTTGAACACGCCACGAATAAGACCTTGAACAGTCTTGGGACCGTTGTTGTCTGGGTGCTTGATCGTAACTTGGAACGCACAGTTGCCCAGGTTCTTTTCAACTCTGCCGACAATGGGATTTGCCATGCTTAATGCCTCGTCAAGAGCATTCTTGTTCTTCTTCTCTGATGCTGCACGCTTTGCTCCGTTCGCTTTCTTTGGCATTTTTGTGATACCTATGATTACTTGTATCCTTGGATTCAATTTTATAAAAAAGTAAACCCTTCCCAACAAGAATTAATACTTAGCGGTCGGAACCATACCTGTACATCTCTATCTGCGTCTGGCGCCAATCCTCATCCACTGATTCATCATCTTCACCAATTTCGGCCATAATCCCTCTAGGTATAGCATAGCGAGTAGTTGCCTCTGCGAAGGCTGACTCTCGGACTTGATTTTCTGGAGGAGGTGTATTCACTTCGTGATCAGCCCTAGCATGCTCTGGGACACCGTCTTCACCAAGAGCCATTGCCTCCTCTGCAGTAACAACATGTATTGTATCAGCCCAATCACTTATGCCGAGATACTCGTCATCTTCAGGATGGAACTCCCCAGGATGAACAGAGAGTTGAAGAGAAGGGGTATCCCCTACATGAAATATCTCGTCTTCAGTATATTTACTTTCATTCCAGGTGTCGATGAAGTTTTCTTCTTCAACAGGGGACTGGTATGCAAACAAGAACCTTGCACCCAAATTGTAGGCATCATGGGCGGTAGGCAAGCGCACAAGGAGATCAGGGCCAGAGCAGCGGTGAATCCAAAGAGTTGCAGTCATCTTGTAGCGTGTAGGAGTGTTGGGGGGGGTACTTGAAAAAAGAGCGATAGCCCCATTCAATTTTTTTATTTTTATATAGTTTGTATCCAGAAGTCAATCATATAGTTCTTAGAGCTCGATCCTCTTACGGTAGTAGCTCACTTCTAGGCGGGGCTTGCCATCCTCCTTCATCTCGATGCCGAGTTCAGCGAAAGAGTTGCCAACCTTAGCATTCTCATGATACTTGGTACCCTCAGGACTGGGGGCAAGTGCGATAATACCATTCTTGTTTGTGCAGATCTCATACTTCAGTCCATTCTTGTAAGCGAACAGCTTCTGCTTGTAGTAGTTCCTGAATTGGAATCTGGGAGCACTCAACTCCTGAGGTGTCTTGCTTTGTGCATCAAGCACTTGGCGCTTCAGCCACTTTGCGTAGTGTTCCATGAGTCTGATAGAAGAGATTAGGAGATCAATATTTCTGTTCTCCACACTCGTATCCAGTTTCAATCCCTGAATCTCAGACTTCAGCATCCTGCGAGTATACTCAATTTTCTCATTCATAGAAGACTGCTGGTAGACTTGAGAGCGCACGAGGTAGCGCTTGCTAAGCTCTGCGATGTAGCCGGCATCTGTATCTGCTACAACAGGCTTCTTTGCCTTTGCCTCGATAGACTCAATCTGAGGCTCAGTGAAACTTGCAACGGTGCCCCCTTCTGGCAGAGATGCCCTCCACTCTGCGATATTATTGAAGAACGTCTTCTTGACAGTCTCATAGGGTGCCTCAGGCCTGGCGAGCGCCATGGTAATCTTGTAATCAATTACCTCCTTCACTTGTAGCACACCATCTTTAATGATAATGGCAGTGCGCCAGTTCTTGTCATCCTTTGACCAGCGGAGCCTTGTGCCTATGGCATAGGTTTCAACTTCATTGGTTGCGGGAGGACGAGCAGGGGGGGAGGGGCCAACTGTGATCTCTTGTCCATCTGCGAGAAGGAGCCAGTCTGAGAGGCTCAGGATGTCGCGTTGAACAACAGGCTTGCCTGCGAAGAGTTTCGTTGCTACACGCCCGTCGCTCAGCACAACAACCTGCTCAAGCGTTGATCCAGAACCGACAGAAAGCACAGAGCCAATTGCATAAGACATTTGATGCTTGTAAGAGTGTAGAGGGGTACTTGAAAAAAGGGCGTTAAAGCCATTCAATTTTCGTTTTTTGGTTTTGGTTTTTTTATTCTGTTACACTTATCTTTATGACCTCCTATCCTTATTCAATCGTTCTATCATTCTCCTATCCTCCCAGATAGCCCTTTTTTCCTCCTCCTCGTCTACCTCCTTCTCCGTTTTGGGTGGTTCCTCATCATCTGGCGAGCGCATCCCCAACTCCCATTGCTCAAACCAGTAGTCACTGTCCTTTTCCTTGTAACAGTCTTCACACATACACGTTGAGAAGCCATTTGTATCCACACCCCATCTATGATTATGCCATAACTCCCTGATCTTCTCAATCTTCTTGGCCATCTCACTCTTGTTATCCTTTTTCTCGGAACACACTGCACATATCTTCATACTCTCTGGAGATCCATCACAGTGGCACTTCCCCCATTGCCATCCATCCACTTCCCCATCAGACACCAAATCCCTTCCTTCCCACCCAAAGGCCCCTGCGAGTTTGTCCTTGACATCCTCTGACATCCGGTAAATTTGTGGAGGGTTGGAGGGAGAGGGAGCCTCTGAATCATCCTTGCCATACCAGATTGACTCACGATACTTTGGGCTGTAGGAGGTATCCTCAGGCGCTTTCTGGTTTACAGAGGGAGTGTATGTAAGTTCACCATCCCTGGGAGACCAGATTGTCTCAGATGCAGGAGAGGAAGGTAGGGGGGGATAACTGTTCCTCAGTTTCTTCAGAGACTTGTTGGCCCTCCTCTTCCTCCTAATTGACGAGCGCACGTATCCCCTTACACGGTCAAGTTCTTCCTCGCACCATGACAGGTGGCGTGTGGCCTGATCATATTCACCCATGGCCCTCTGGTGCATCTCGTAAATTTCCCTCAGACGCTGCTTGCCCTCAGTAATATTTGAGTTGGCAGTGGCCAACCTCTTAACCGCTTCATCTAGCCTGGATCTCTTAGTCAACTCCATCTTCACAGATGCCAGTTGACTAAGGAGTTCTTGCTTCCGTGTCTCGAGCTCAGAACTTGTCTTGAAAACTAATTCGCTTGACATGTTCTTATTGCGGCAGGGGGAGGGGGGTACCTCTTATACACTTATATGGCCATTCAATTTTTTTTCAAGCAAAAAAGCCTTCCAAGAAGGCATTTACTTCTTAATGCTTAGTTCCTTCCTCTTTTTCATATCCATCCCACCTCTCGGCATCTGATTGAGCAATGCGAAGCATGGCATCTTTATTTAAGATAGCAAGCTCTTCCTCATCACTTTCTGGTGTTCTCCCACCTTCTGCAACCCTGGTAACTTCCAACTCCTCAAACACGGTGGCTGTCCTATCTTGCCACTCCTTAATGGCCTCTTCATCGCCATGAAGTTCAGAAGGGTAAATCGAATTCACCCTTCTCCAGGCATACATGTAGTCTTGAGAACTGGGCGATCCCTTCTCCATCAAGACCCTCCAGTTCTCCAATCCCTTACGCTTTGAGTTTGCGTGCTTTGAAGCACGTGGAAATGGAAATATGTTATCCTCGTTTTCATAGCACTCTACTTGTATCCGCCAGCCATCATCGAGATCACCAGAAGTCCTCTGCACGGTATACTCCTTCTCACACAAAGCCTCTGGCACAGTAATGCAATACTTGCTCTCGATGCTTATTGCTTGGCCCATGGTGATGTGTGTGCTTAGTATGGGTTCGGTAATCGATTCAATTTTATTTTGGCAATTGAATATACCAGAATAAAATTGAATTGCTTGGTTATTCAATTCAAATTACACCTACAAGAGCAAAATGGTCTGTTCAAACTGTAAACAAGAGGGTCACACTAAGGCAAAGTGCCAAAATCCCAAGTATGAGCCACCTGCTAAAACCACGCTTGATATCCCAGAGATCCCAATTACACTACCAGAGGCTATTAGAGTGAAATTGAATCGACTCTCTTCCCTCTGTATCGAGGTAGCCGCCGGTTTGGGGAAGGGCCAGGTAGAGGGGGTTTACCAGCAGGCCCTCTGTTTCGAGTTACAAGATGCTGGGATCAAGTATGTTTCAGAGGAAACCATGCCAATTCTCTATAAGGGGAGGCCGGTTGGGGGTGGGCACTCTCAAAGGCTCGATATCGTCTTAGCAAGTTACCTACCTTTCATCTTTGAACTGAAGGCCACCCCTAAGATGACATCTGCCAATCACTGGCAACTTGTCAGATACATGATCTACAAGGGTCTGAACTATGGGGCAGTGGTCAATTTTAACCAGTCAGATAAGGGGCCTCTTGAGATACAGTTTATTCTCTACCACGAGGGGAATCACTATCTGTATGACTATGAGAGTCAGACTGGTGTAAGAATGGTTGACTTTGGACTCGCGCCTAAGAGGCAGGATGAGTGGGAAGAGGCATGGGAGTAAAAAATAGCCAAATGCTCTTTTTACTTGGCCCTAATCAATAATGGGCTCATTATCCAACACCTCTTGACTTCTGTCTATCATACCATTCTCAGAGAGAATACCAGCGTAAGCACCCCTGGAGCCGTCAGTCTTACGCCGCCAGAGATCGCCTCCTTCATCCCAAACATAATCCTCATCTTCAAAGCGGCCTACGCGAAGGTATGTGACCTTCCTATAGTTGAAAGGCAGAAGCATCTGCTTAATCTCTTCGGTGGGCTCTACTGATCTTGGAGAAGAAGGTAGTAAGGGTTTATCCTGAGCCTTGAGTTCTCTGAGTTTAGCCCCTGCCACTGCGAATGCTGACTTCTCCTCAGCCATAATAGCCTCACTAACACTCAACTCTTTCTTTAGTTCATTAACCTTCTTCTCTGCTAGCCATAGCGCACTGCGTTGCTTATCCAACAACATCTCGGCCTCTTTTATCTTCTGCTCCTTTTCCTTTTCAACAGCGTCAACCGCTGCTGTGAGGCGAGCATTCACCTCAGCCAGTTCAGCGATGATCTTGTTTCGGGCATCAGTAAGTTCTTGAACGGACATTGTGTGTATGTGTGCTGATTGAGCGACCATTTCCAGTTCAATTTTATTTCGGTAGTTACTATCGAAAAAATAAGATAGTATTCTCTTACAGCCTTAGATAATAAGAGGCTGAGTGGCCATTACCTCTGGACTATTATCGATCAGCAGGCTGGGCAGTAGGCGGCCGGCGTATGCCCCCATTCTCCACTCACGCTCCTTATACCAGAGATCACTGAACTGATTCTTCTTGAACCAGATATCATTGCCCGCATCCCAGAGCATCTCACCGTCATCCTGAAGAGTCCCTAAGCGGAGGTAGTCAATCCCCTTGAGATTGAAAATGTAGAACTCAGGCTCAGACTTGGGAGAGGCAGGTAGGGTCTCTAGATCCTCGGGCTCATCACGCGGATTCAGAATCAACAGGTTCTTCTCAGCGACCTCTAGGTCCTTCTTAGTCTCTTCGAGGTCAGCCTGCTTAGTCTTCAATTCGTCTTCAGCCCACTTTACAGTAGCACGAGCCCATGATACGTCACACTCTGCCCTCGTTACCTTGACAGCACACCTCTTCACACACTCTTCAGCGTTCCGTATCTTCTCATCATTTGCGAGGGCCTCTTCTAGTCGGCAGTTGATCTCTGCCAGTTGGAAAGCAATCTTGTTGCGTGCCTCTGTAAGTTCCTTGAGTGACATGGTATGCTGAATCACCTACCGATCCATGACTCAATTTTACTTCGAAGATTAACATGAAAAAAGAGGGTAGCGCTTACCTCGCTTTCCTTCTTCTTTGTTTTATTGGTTTTAAAATTGCTGAACGCCGTCAGTCCCGTTTACCTACGCCTCTTTGCCTGCTCCCAACCATCCTCTTGTCCCTGCCTTGGCTGCCTGACCCCCTGTTGCCTAGGTGCCTCCCTGGGTCCACCGTATACAGGGGGGCGACCGTTGGGCGCACGAGTATCTGCCCTGGGCGCACGAGCATCTGACCTGGCGGCTGCTGTGAACCGGTTGACCTGGGGCGCAGCCTGACCTTGGATGAAGAAGGTCTGGGACTGGCGATCATAGTTCAGGCGGCCAGAGCATGCGTCTGTCCACTGAGGCTCGTCAGGGTGGATGTAGATACATGTCTTGTGCTGGTCGTGGTTCCAGCAACCGGCCAACTCCTGACCGCAGGTGCGGTGACCCAGGTCGGCCTGGCAGTGGGTCTGGCCGATTGGGACCTTGTTGCTACAGCCGGCACAGATGCGTTGCTCAAAGCACGTAGCATACTTGCAAGGGCGGGGGACGCGAAACTTCATCTCGCCCCCCTTCGTCCACTTCTCCTCCTTCCTCCTCACGAGGGATTTGACGATCTCCTTCTTGTCCGTGCGGTCCTTTTCGGCCATGATAGCCAGGCGCTTGGTCTTCTCCTCAGAGGTCTCGTTGGCCAAGAACTCCTGATCGTCCTCCCAGGCCATCTCGCCCCATACCGCGTTAGGCCCAGCCGCCGCCATGCGCCTGTAAAGTTCGCCGACATCACCCACTAGGAGGGGGGAGTCAGAGATGTCCTCTTCCTCCTTAACCGTGAACCAGTGACCGTGCTCGCAGTTGTAGACCTCAAAACCGTTATACTCACCAATAGCACCATACCAATTGCACTGGCCACATGGGCCAGCGTCATACTCCTCGAAATCCTTAGGCGCCCAGGGCGCGAATACCGTGTCGCAGATAGGCTCGAAGTTCATTTTGCTTGCGGTTGATTTCTTGTTTGCGGGGGAGTGGGGGGTGCCTACCAATACAGGGCCCTCTGGATTCAATTTTATTTCGCCTTTTGGCCCAATATATAAAAAATTGAATCCAAGAGGCCTATAAGACGTTCAATTCAATTTCGGCCACCCGATTCAATTTCCAAGAGGTTCAATTCAATTTCCAAGAGAGGTGTCCTTTTATGCTCTAATTCAATTCAATTTCCAGAGAAAATACCCTATTTTAGGCCGAAAACCCTCTGAAATTGAATTGAATTAGAGCCCAAATTGAATAGGCCGTCGAAATTGAATTGAATCTCTTGGAAATTGAATTGGATCGCCGGCTAAGAGGACCTTCCTCTTGGAAATTGAATTGAACCTCTTGGATTCAATTTCAGAGGTTTTTTCGGGGTACCCCTATTTAGCGAAATAAAATTGAATCCAAATGTGCCTGGTATGGCTGGCACACCGATACAAAGCATACAAGTATCAAACGCAAGAATGTCCTCCATGATGAACATGTCTCAAACCGCACTCCTGGAGATGTTTAGGGCCTCAGGCGAGGCCCTTGGCTACACGCCCGAGGCCTTGGCTAAGGTCCTCGGCGAGCCTACAGAGATCAAGGTAAGTAAGAAGGTAGTTAAGGCCGACAAGAAGCCCCGCGCCAATGCTGGCCTCCCCACTCTCCACGGTGCCTGGAGTAAGCACGTGATCGCGGCCCACTGCCCCAAGGACGGCGTAAAGTCAGAGGAGTTCAATGCTTTCCTGGCTAAGCGTGTGGCGTCAGCAGAGGCCGGCGAGATGGTATACACTGCTGGCCAGGGCAAGGTGAAGTCGGGCAAGAAGGCCGTTGGCGATCGCATGGATGCTGAGGATGCTAAGGGTGGTGCCCACACGGCCTTCGTGGCGTTTTGGAAGACCGAGCACCCCGAGTTACACTCTGCCTTCAAGGCCGAGTGGGACATCGCCAACCCCAAGGATTCCCGCGCTTCTTCGGTCGCTGAGCCAGAGGAGGAGGAGGCCGAGGAGGCCGAGGAGGCCGAGGTAAAGCCTGCGCCCAAGAAGCGCGGCCCCAAGAAGTTGGCCGACATGACTGCTGAGGAGCGTGCTGCCCACGATGCCAAGAAGGCGACCAAGAAGGCGGCTAAGGAGGTGACCGAGGAGGTGGAGAGGGTTGCCTCTGTGATCGCCCCTGTCGCCCCTCCTGCTCCCGTCGAGGTCGAGCCTGAGCCAGAGGTGGCTGAGGACTCTCTGATGCCTTTCATCCACAAGAAGGTCAAATACCTCCGCTTCGGCCACCTTGATGACGACAACAAGGCAGTCTGGGACGAGGGCAACGACCTCTGGAAGTTGAAGGCTGATGGCTCCAAGGGTGACTACGCTGGTCAACTCCTTGCTTCAGGAGAGATCGACAGCAGTGCCGAGGTGCTGGCCAACGAGCCCGCCATTGAGTAAATACAGAACACCCCACACCAAAATTAAACCAATAAAGAGAAGAAGTCCCAGGTAAGGGGTCTTTTTCCACGTACGATGAGAGCATCGATTCAAACTGTATATTCCAAAAAAATAACGGGACGTAGTTTCGATCTACGGACCTTTGGGTTATTCAATATATGAGCCCAACGCAATTCCTCTTTGCTATCCCGTTGTCATTTCTCTCTAAAACTCCGCATGTGTATTCCTAGTGAGAAGCAGCCCCTGCCCCGCTGCTTCCAGTCATGCCCGACCCTAAATGGCACGTCCTATTTCGATGTTGCTCCTCCCTACGCACACACCCGTCGTGGTCTCCAATCAACTCCCACGCCCGCCCTACCTTGACTGGGGTAGGGGTGACTACACTACACAGTCCACTTGCAATCAATTTTATTTCGAATAATTCGGCTCTTGAAAAAAAACTAAAAATTGAATCGGTGGGTCGAATCCCAGTAGGTATGGGCAATACAGTTTCAAGAAACCGATGCTTGAACCTTTCTGATTTGCCGGCTTCTCAATTCAAGAAACTTCTTGATGACAGTTATACCGTTCAGAGAACCTCTAAGGACCCAACTGCTCCACGCCCTGGCGAACCAGGTTTCAACGGATATGAAGAGGATCATTGGCGTATAAGAGACCAGTGTCATAGCAACAGATGTCGTATAGGCGGTTGGGAAGCAGCCCATGCCTATAGCACTTCTGAAACCGGCAAGGACTGGAGTTTCTTCATGGATAATGACTGTAATAAGAATAACGACTTAGAAATCTTTCATGCGTGTGGTTGGAGGCCCTGTAATGCGAATCGACGAACCTTTTGGCCTACGAGGCTCAATACCATTGAGAAGAGGGAAGTCTGGTGGAAGTGGCTGGATGGCCTTATTGATACACTTCAAGAGAAGCAATTAGCCGAAAAAAATTGAATGTATCGATCGACTAAGTGGTAGTTGCGGGGGGAAAGGATCAAGGCTATAGGAATCTACTACTGGGAGATGTTGGGTCCGACTTTAGTGATACCAGGAGAGACGCTGAGTGGAAAGAGATAGAGGACTCATCCGAGTGACAGAGCACTGCTCTCTGTTGCGCGACGTTACGGCCACGTGAGGGGTGAATCAGCAGGCAACAGGGGTTGACTGGGTCAGGCGCATTGTAGGTAATGTGTCAGACATTCCGGAGGTAACGAGTATGTGTATGCGAGGTAGGGGCATAGACAAGAAGTCGAAGAAATTGCCAATCTTCGCGTGAGAAATCATAGGTCTTTGAGGCGCAAGCAAGCGGGATGGGCTCATATATTCAATGAGCCATAGACCTTTGGATCCAAACCAGGTCCCGCTATTTTTTCTGTCGATGAGTAGTTTATGTTAACAGAAGATGAACAGTATCTTGTTCAGAGCACCAATGTCAATAGTTTCTTAAAATTTATGCATGTGGTATCGAAGGCATATCCTGATCTTAAATTCAGAGAACTCAGAAATAAGACTCTTAAGTTATGGAGGGCTCGTAAGGAGTGGCTTGAGAAACTAGAGCCCACACGACCTAGTTTAGACAAAGAGGGGCCTAGAGTCATAGTTGACCTTTCAATGAGATACCCACCACTCCCTCCTTCTCCAGTGAATGAACTCTAAAAGTTGAATGAGTTCAATTGCTTGACTTGCGGCATGGATCCCGTAATAATCGATAGGATGAAGAGTATCATTGACAAAGTTCAACATGTGATTAATGAGAATGAAAGAATGAGAGATATTCTGGTCGATAGGATTATTAAGATTGAGGAGGATGAGAGGGTAAGGAGGGACTCGTCTATTTGGAACTGCTTCTGTAGGGCTCGTAATTAAAATTGAATGGCTGTAACCATTTATTTTTAGTATACCGAATGTCCTCTGACAGAGTCACGATGGATGCTCGCCATAATGCTTCTAGCATTACCACTGCTCGTGAGAATGCCATGGCCTCTATACTTAGTTGGACTGATACTCCTGAGGACCTCGCACTCTTTCCTTGCCCTCCTGAATCGTTTACTTCATTCATAGGAGAGTTCAATTCCAGGTTTCCTGATGCTGTAAGAACGGTTCGCGTTGGTGGAATGGGTAAGCACTTTGATCTTAAGACAACTCTTCTCTCAGATGGCATTGTCAGACATGAAATGAAGGTAACTAATGGTAAACCTAGCACACTTGAGGAACTAACGTGGCGACCATGGAAAGATACAGTTCAGTTTCTCCAGGGGCAAATAAAGTCTGAGATTGTCAAGAAATTCATTGGTGACTGTGGAGACATAATGATCACAGCCTGGTTTGATCAAGTGATCAAGCCGTTCTCACTCACAATTCCTGGCACGGAAGCAATGACGTGTGCTGGTTACTCGAAGGCCATGTCTACCATTGGGATGAAGGGTCGTCAAGAGGCCGCAGCAGTAGCCTTCATTAAGGCGCTCCGTGAGAATACAGAACTCAAGGGTTCTCTTCATGAGAAGTGGCTCAAGTTTGAGGTTGAGTGGTTTACTTCTCATACTCTGAATCGCGATGGCCTGTTCAAGGTTATTAAGGAGGTCATTGAGCAGAAAGACATGTGGATCTGTGTTTCAAAAGATGGAATCAACCTTATAGAGGGACTCAAGGTTGATGGCTTGGTATACGTGGGTGCTAAGGAGAAGCCCCGTGGTGGAATGAGTTTCCATTATACCCTCACCCTCTCGAAGGGGGGTGAGACAAAGGATATACCCATTGAGTGTAAGTTTCATTGGAAGAATGGGGGACAGGCAGTTCAGAACTTGAATATTATGATCTTGTAATTAGTTGTAAAATATCTTTTTTACTAGATACTCAAAAATTTGACTGCAGTTTATACTGCACCCGGTGAATAGATGGCCAATGAACTACAAGCAATTTCTCTGTTTTCAGGATGCGGTGGAGATACTCTAGGTTTAGAAAGGGCTGGGTTCAAGGTAGTTGCTTACAATGAGTTCAAGAAGTATGCGGTAGATACCCATACCGCTAACTTCCCAGATTCTGTTCTCATTAAGGATGGTAATAACACCGATATTACAAAGATACCAGATTCTGCCTTTACTCCCTATAAGGGGAAGGTTCAGATTGTCTTTGCTGGTTTTCCTTGTCAGGGATTCTCAAAAGCAGGTAAGAAAGATTCAGCGGATCCCAGGAATCAGATGTTCAGACAATTTCTCAGAGTGGCAAAGGCAGTGAGGCCTCAGTATGTAATAGGTGAGAATGTTACGGGTCTGGAAACTATGAAAAGTGGTCCAAATGAGACAGACCCCCTTATGATTGATATTATATGTAGTGAGTTTCGTCAGGCAGGATACCAGTTGTATTACAAGGTATTAGAAGCCACTGACTTTGGAGTTCCTCAAAAGAGAAAGAGAATTCTATTGGTTGGATGGAATACATGGCTAACGAATGCTAAACCCATTATACCAGAGAGTTTCTGGGCGGCCGTCTCATCCTTTGGTTCTAGACTTCCAAGCACATCTATGGCTAACTTTGTTACAAATTCAATGGAGGGTGCTCATCTGATTCCCGAACCCTTTGTTCCAAATGATTTCTCTGATTATGCCTTAAAAGTCGATGAAACCGCAGAACCAGATGGTGATCCTCACCCCTACGTAGTTCTTAAGTCAAATACGGATCTATTAAGTTGTTCAAAGAGAGTCAGCCCTATACATTCAGAAATTATTGATGTAAATAGACCATGTAAAACAGTTATCTGTACGTATGATCACCAACCAAGGCTTCTTGTAGGATTGAGAAAGCCAAGTGGTGCTTCTTATTGTCGCACCTTATTACCAGATGAACTGAAGCAGGTCCAGGGATTTCCCTCTGATTTCATTATTACTGGAACTAAGAAAGATCAGGTGACTCAGATTGGAAATGCCGTTCCTCCCCCTATCATTCACTCTATAGCCTCTTGCCTTAAGGATATTCTACAATCATAAAAATAAAAATTGAAAATTGGATATATTTAGATACTAGTATCCAAAATGAACAACCGAGAGTCAAAAGAGAAGGTCAGCAAGAACCAGTTCAAGGAGTTCGTTGAGAAGAGGATTGCCCTTAAGAAAAAAGAAATTGAGAAGAAGGTTCCTACTGCTCAGCAGCTTGAGAAGAAGGCATTGGCTTACCAACTATTCCTTCAACAAAAGGGACATCTGAAGCGCCTGAAGACTAAGAATCACAGGCCACCAGTTGACGACTAAAAATTGACTACAACACTATCGCCTTTTTTAGTATGGCGACATTTGAGCAGACACTTGACGAGTATCTGAGGCTGAAGGATGAGAAGGCAGTGCTTGAGCAGGAGGAGCCAGTTGGACCCGAGTTTGAGAAAGGTGATAGATATCGTTGGTCATTTGCCTTTCAAAGAATCCTTGACAGTCTTTCCTTGTATAAACAGAAGATTAGTGATCATTTGGATAAGGAGTTGGATGACTATTTCCAGGAGCCCACATGGAATAAGGAGACTGCCTGTAGGTTGCTGAAAGAAAAGTTTTATGGGTCAAATTAGCGGTACAAAAATTGAGTGCGAGTAGCCACTTAACCTCAAGTATGCCCTAGTAGCGCAATGGATAACGCGTCAGCCTTCTATTAAGAAATAAGCTGAAGATTGTGGGTTCGATCCCCACCTAGGGCTAGTTCTTCGGAACACAACCATCTTAGCTCAGTTGGTAGAGCGTGTGGCTTTTAACCACAAGGCCGCGGGTTCGACCCCCGCAGGTGGTATTTTTTTGTAAAAAAATTGACTATATAATTCGCAAACTACGAATTATACGGTCAATGCTCACTGATCTTGAACTATACATTATATTAAATGTCTTGTTCACACTTATCATTGGTAGTTTCATTGTTGCTCCAATTGATTGGAGAGAGACAGTTCCTCCTTGTTCAACTCCAGATAATACTCTTGAATTTCTTACTGAAAAAGATAGTCTTGATCCTCCTCTATCAGAGTCAGAGGCATTACCTGAACCAGAGGATCAACTATCCATTCAGTCCGATTCACATGTTGAATCAGACATTGGTGATTCTCCTTCTACAGTTGAAGCCTCAACTTCTATTAAACCCAGAAATACTACAAAATATAACCACCACCTATGGCCTTCTCCTAGACCAGTAATATTTGCCAGGACCCTCATCAAACGTAATCCTTCTCTAAAACCAGTGAGTCGCCTAACTCATGAAGTAGCACTTGGAATCTTAGCCAATCACGCTAAACTTACAGTTGAAGCACTTCTTCTTACAAACCCACTGGTATATTTTAAGAAGTATATGTTTAACCAATTTCCTCTAGGAAACAAGTATATGTTTAACGCATTTCCTCTAGGAAACTATGTAAGAAGAGAATTAGCGTCTAAATTATCTAGTGATGAACGGGTATACGCTGAATATTCGCGTTAAAAATTGAATCGCCAAAACGTGTAATAGTAGGTATGAGCGATCAAATGGAGACAACGAACACATCTATGCTGAAGGACTACTTCCAGGCAGTTGCGGACAAGGAGACACACTTCCTTGGCGCGAATGGCTGGGTCTACGAGTTGTGGGATGGTGATCACACGGGCTGGACCAAGGTCAGGTCAAAGAAGCGCAAGTCCAAGCAATAAAAATTGATTTACATCTACTATTTTTTTGTAACTACATAATGACACTTGAGCGCTCCTATGATTTATCTTGTATTAGGGACAAGGGGGAAAGGGACATGATACAGCATGCCATAGATGGTGTGAATCTTGCTTGTAAGGATGGATCAGATGCCTGGAAGTATGTTTCTGATGGTCGTATAGTCTATGACGTATATCGCACTGTGGGAGATCATGAAACGCTACCTAAAACAATACTTGACAACATGAGGCAGGATGGCCACTCTGGAACATCTATTAACTTTACTATTCACACCCTTGTTGAGATTTCTAGGGATTATGAGACCTGGAAGAGAATGAGGGAGGAACATAATGCAAGATCTGAGGAGGCAGATAATTTCTGGATTGCCTGGCGTCATAATACTCTAAATCCTTATCTCAGAAGTGTCTCAGGAGGAGGAACGATTCTAAGCCTTGCTCCTTTACTGAATGACTTTCTGGAATTAAAACAACTTCGCAACGACTCATCTAATGAGACATTGTCAAATCTTACACAAGAACTATTTGGATATCTTGGATCAACGGAGGAGGATCAACTTGAGAAGTTAGAGAGAATGGTGGCGGTTCATGATGTTCCCAATGTCTTAGTTTACTGTAATACTCTTAGAAATAAGTTAGAACGGTATAATGCTATTATTGCTTATGAGAAGGATATGATTAAGGATAATATGAAGCAATTGGATGCGGCTATTCTATCTCGTAATCCTATTGCTCTACAAGCCGCATTGTATCCTGGATGGTCATCACTTACACATACAAGTTCTGAACAATATAAGAAAGCAACTAAACTTCTTGAGGAATTGAGTTAGGGGGACCATGTCTCAGAAAAAAGCCTGTAACTTTCTGGATCAGCCTTCTTCATCTCAATCGCCTTTTTTACTATGTCATCGTATTTCATCTGAGAACCATTAGACTCCATTTCTAGTTTAACTACATTTACGAAAGAATTCCAGATAAGAAATCCACTTTTCTTTGGACCTAGTTTTTTCTTTGTTTCCAAGGGCTTCATTGATTTCATGATCGTAGTTAATTCTTCGGATATAAAGGTAAGTTCTTCTTGTATTGTATCTAATGTATTTATCAGTTTAATATCTGAAAAACTCATTCTAAACTTGTATATATTACAACTGTTTAATACCTCCACTTATAGGATATAGTATAGAATTCTTTAGAATGACACTTTATAGAGTTATCAGGCAATCTTATATACCTACTGGAGGCTCAATTGAGTGGATTACTTATAATTCTCTATCTGAATCTTATAAGGCATGTGTATTAAATAAGAATGTCTGTTGTCGCCTTTTAATGAATGGGGTTATTGATAGAATAGAAGAGGATCAGAGACTTATACGTATTACATGTGATATTGATACAGTTTACTGGATACAGGTGATCAACAGTTCTGATGAACCCTTATCACCTCTACCTACCATAAAAGATTTTTGTTGTAACCATGCGTAATCATTATTTCTTTAATCTATAGTGCTTGGGAATCTTTGTCTATCCTGGAATAGAATTCCTCTATGCCCTGACATTCCAGCATGTAAATCATATCTACAAACATTGGCAGGATATATTGTTGAAAATTTTTCTAATGTCATATCCATAAATCTCTCTGGACACATCCTTGAAAATTTTAATAATTCTTCAGCACCCCTTCTTGACAATCCTATCGCATGTAAACCTCTACAATTTCCACTTTTAATATAGACTTCATGATTTCTTATTTTTATATCAGTCTTTTTCGCAGGAATTTCGTATTCACATAGTCCTAAGTAAAAGAACATCTCAGATATTTTCTCGTATTCGATGATCTCTTCAAGTGTTATTTCTTCAATCATGTTAATATCATCTTCAAATACATATGAATACTCATCTTGAGAATCTATTATTAAACTATAGATATGTTGCATACTTATTTTATTTGAGAGAACTTTGTCATTGTGTAGTATAGGTTTGATAAATATTACAGTGAACCCTATTTTTTCAAGTATATTCTTTGAAAAAATAGCCCTATCCGATTCGGAATTCATAGTTAAAAGATAAGCAGATCGTTTACTCATATAGTATAGTTATATAAAAATCTTAGAGACTAGTTGCCACAAAAATTGAGTGATGTCACCGCATATAAGGAAGTATTCCCGAGATGTTTACTCGTAACCAGTCTTCTGCTGAGCATATTGCCGTTAACGCCCTCCTCGCCCTTCGTCGTTCTAATTATGCTATTACTGCCGAGGTATCTCCATCTTTGACAATCGTTAAAACTACGCCGGCCTCTAGTGGAAGTCCCTCTACGCATTTTACCCGTTCTGGGCGCTCGATCGGGGTTGTGCCCAACGCCCTCACGCAGAATGTAAACTCTAGTCCTAAGATCTCTTCTAGACGTTTCTGGACTGAGTGGACCAACTGGTATCACACCTTTCTATCTGAGGCAACTGATGAGTTTCCCACTCTTCCTATTGCCGAGAGAAGATCAGAAGCCACAAGCCGTTGGGTAACATTTACTGCCAAGCAACTAAGTTGTTCAGAGTCTACTGTTCGTGCTTGGCTTCGCACGGCTAATCAGAAGGCACTTGTTGCCGCATACTCTTAACTACAAAAATTGAATGTATTAATTATTTTTCATGCGCATAGAATGGAAATAGGAATAAAGGGATCTCATGTATATAATTCGTCTGGTCATGGAAATCCCCTCGTTGCCCTCAGTACACTGCTTACCCGTGGTGCTGATCAGACGACTATTAAGGATCTTGCGAATAAAATTCTTACTGAGCCCTCACAGGAAGATCTTGAGGACCTCATAGTTCTCGCATTTCAGACTCGTGATATTCGTGGTGGAAAGGGAGAACGTGACCTTTCTCGCTATATCTTTGAGGTTCTTCTTAATCATCCAGAGCATTTTAAACTGATGTTAACTCTTCTTGACCTCATTCCTGAATATGGTTGTTGGCAGGATCTCTTCAAACTCATTCCTAATACTCCTGCCAATACTCTCTTCATGCTCGAGAATATTATTAAGTATCAGATCGAGAAGGATGAGAATGCTTTACATCTGCGTAGGAATTCAGCATGGGGTGGAGAGGAGTTGCCCAAGATTTCCTTATTGGCTAAATGGATGCCTCGCGAGGGAGATCCACTTGCTAATAAGATGGCTACACTTTTAGTTCCTGGAAGTATGTTCCATGGAACTCGCATGAAACTCTACAGGAAGAAGATATCTGCACTCAATAGGGCCATCAATACCGTGGAAATTAAGATGTGCGGAAAGGACTGGTCCTCTATTGTTCCTAATACAGTTCCTGGTCGAGCACTTAATAATTACCTCAATGCATTCTTGAATAAGAAACTTTTAAAGGGAAGGGGTTCTCATACTTTACTAAGACATCCAGGAGACAAAGACCGCATGGATTGTAGAGAGCATTTTAAGCAATACTACTGTGATGTGGAAAATGGAAAACTTCTAGCAAAGGGTGTTGATACGCTATTTCCTCATGAGATTATTAAGAGGGCAATGAATATTTTAGAAGAATCGTGTAATTGTCAGTGTGACTGTGATATTACTTGCGATAAACATACGGAGAGTCAGTATCTCAATGGTGTCTGGACTTCTATGGTAGAGTCTGCCAAGGAAGGAGGTGGACTTGGGCGCTCTCTTGCTATGTGCGATTTCAGTGGCTCTATGCGATCTCGTGAGAACGGAGGCACCCCCTACTGGGTGAGTATGGCCTTGGGACTTCTTATTTCAGAAATTACCACCGATGAGTTCAAGAATACTTTCTTGACCTTTGATTCGAACCCTCGGTTTCACCTAGTACCTGATACAAAAGATCTCTTTACCAAGCTTAGATCATTTGACACTCGCCTTATGGGCCAAGGCACTTCCACCGATTTTCAGAAAGCGATGGATCTTGTTCTAGACCAATGTAAAGCCTCAAGGGTCAAGCCAGGTGACGAGCCTGAGAGGCTGATTGTTCTCACCGATATGGCGTGGGACCAAGCCTGTGGGTCTAGTGAACAGAGTTCTTACACTGGCAATAGGTATCGACACGTAGTAAAGACGGATGATTGGCAGACGCATATTGAAATGATTCGTGAATCATTCAAGAGGGCAGGTGAGGATATGTGGGGAGTAGCTTGGAAGATGCCCACCATTGTTATCTGGAATATTGCTGCCAGTTGCCAAGATTTCCACGCTAAATCAGATACAGAGGGTGTAGTAATGTTATCTGGATGGTCTCCAAGTCTATTCAAGATTCTTCAAACTGAGGGCACCATTTCACCTGAGAAGATTCTACATGTCCAGATTGATAACGAAAGATATGATCCAGTGAGGATTCGAATCGGGGAATTCTATACCAAGCAACGTGCAATGAGTCCGAGGACACCTAGTAAGACCTCCTTACTAGATATGTCTTAGCCACATAAAGATTTCATTCTTAGATAGAATAGGAAACCTACAGCAAGATTAAAAATTTTTAAAGTGTTTCCTGGTGATTATATGCCTGATCAACATATAATCTTACAATTCTGGATCGAATAATATATACGGACTGGCCACCCATATATATCCTGGAAGTAATAAAGTAAGAGTCCATACAGCAACCTATAAACTTTTTAAAGGACTCTGTATTTTTACTTGATATATTGTAATACATCAAGTAAAAAAATTAGTAGTCTAACAAGCGAAATAAGAACCATAGGTTGAAATTCCATCTTTCTTATACTGTTCCAGAAGTTTCTTATATTCAACCATTAACATATCAATTTCAGCATGTATTTCCTTATCCTCTTGAGCACTTATACCCATAACAATACGAGATCGCAATATACGTATGGAATCTAGGATACTATCCATCTTATATAGTATATAGAAAAAAGTTTAGGTATCAACCGAATAAAAATTGACTATATAACTACACATAATCTAGGTATCAAACCAATGTCAGCAATAGAACCAAAAGTTAAGCGTGTTCTCTATACGAAGAAGATTATTGAGCCAGAAAAGCCCAAGCGAGTTCTCAAATCAAAGAAACTCCTCGTGCCAACGGTCACCGGAAATTATACACTTGCCACGGAAGCCTTTGAGTATATTAAGGCCTATTACAAGGAACGGGGCCAGGCTGTTCCTGATGAGGATATCATTTGGTATAGAGAGGAACTTGTAAGGGAGAAGAAAGAGTTTGATGAATTCTGGGAAAGGTGTGCGGTTACGAAGGCTTGTATGGAAGGAACATTGCGTGGAGATGATGAGTGGACAATTCAACTTGCAGAAAATGCTGCAAGGCAGAAAGTGAAAGCCTTACCGATCCAGGAGTCTGATATTGGACCAATGCCAGAGTATAGGACTAAGGAGTTCTGGGCCTGGTGTAGTAAGCGAAAGAAGTTAAAAGAGCAGAAGGATGCAGCGATTATAGCCGCAGGTGGTAAGGTCAAGGAGAAGAAATCCAAGTAAATGATTTGTTCACTTTTTACTGGGTGTAAAAATTGAATGCGACCGCCCACCCATATAACTTACACAAATGGACTTTACTACTGATCACTCTAAACTTCCTGGTCACTCTAGCAACGCCCCACCTTGTGATTCGAAGGTCCCTGGGATTTACTATATGGAGTATCTTCTCAATGAGAATGTGAAGGATGATACAGTGGACCAAAAGGATCGAAGGAAGAAGGGAGATGTTGAGATGACACCTGAAGTCCCTCCTAGCACAACTTGGTCTGGTATCCTTGCTTGCCCATCTGACAGTCCCTATGCTGACAGGCTTAAGAAGAAGTGCAGTGGTGTTACCTTCGAGAAGAATGGTATGGAGTGGATTGCGGGTTTCTGGACTGCTCCTGCTGATTGGACTGAGATGGCTGCTGGTCGCGAGTCTCCTCGCCCATTCTCATCTAAGACCCACTCGGCAAAGGACTTCCCCTACCTCTCTCTAAAGGCATAATAAAAATAAAGAGGCTTCAAGCCCATTTTTTCATTAAATTTACGATCATACTTGTTCATTTATCTCCTCTAGCCAATGCTCCATATAATTGTACTCTTCATCTAATTCTTTTATTAGATTGATTCCATCTTTAAATGAAAGGATATATTCCCCATGCCCTGTAAAACCAGTAATCTTAGATCTCCATGCAATACGATACATACTTTATTTAGTATATATCATATTCGTCAATTTTTATAGCCTTAATAAAATTGATAACAAATGCTATACTTTTTATAGTATGGCATCCTACTTTGTAATTTATGACACAGAGAATCTTATGTGGGATATACTTTGTTCCTCCTATGAACAGGCTCTTGGTTATGTCTTACATAAAATTAACCAGATGAATAAGGAATTTCGTAAGGAAAATCCTCAATTTAGTTCCGTTGATCCTGAATATACTCCAGGTGTGATGGAAGATGACTTATCAATTGATAAGTATAGGGATGCACGTGGCACAATGGTTGCTAATTTCTCAGACTACGAGATTCAGTTCTTTGTTAAGGAGGTTAAATTGATGAAATAAAATTGACTTGTATTTACTTATTTAACTAAGTATTAAATGGCTACTCCTATGTCTCGTGCTATGATGCAGAGCTTGAATGCTCAGAATAATTCGGAGCCAGCCCTTCAGGAAGAAAAGATTCGCTTAGATAAAATTAAGCAGATTGTTGATTCTATATATTATTCAGCCGTTGAATTTGCGGGGACATCGACAGAAATTTCTTTCAAATATGAAATTCCCAGGATCCGCTACAGATATCATGATAGTAACCGTGGCTCAGATCCCTTCTACTTGAATAATATGCAGGATATTCTGAATAGGCTTCAAACACTCTTTCCCGATTGCTCAGTAACACACGCCTTGATGGCTCGCGGAAGGGATGGTAAAATCTATGATCTTTCAAAAATGGACGATACAGTTATACCCTTTATTGATCAGACGCTAGAGCAATCCTACATTGTTATTGATTGGTCTTAACTATTTCTTGAATTTCCTGAATCCACCTTTTGCCTTTGCTTTTAATCCTTCTTCAAAGATTTCCCCAGCCTGTTGAGCAGTTAAGTTATCAATATCTGTTCCCTTAGGTATAGATACACATGCTGGTTTCTTCCCTTTAGGAGTATCAGTTTTCATCAAGTAGGGCCCATATTGACCAGATCTGATCTGAAAGGGTCCAAGAGTTTTCGCAGGTGATTCCTGTTTTGCTTGTAATTTCTCAATAATATCTTCTAATGAAGATTCTTCTGTACAATTCACTCGAACCCCGTTACACTCAGCATACAGGCCATAAGGACCCTTCTTTTTTACTATTGGACATCCGTTGTATTCACCTAGTGCTGAACCCTCTCGTTGTTTCCCGATATTTTCTACGAATGTCTTTGCTTCCTCTTCAGTTAAATTTGCTAATTGTTTACCTGCCGGCCATCCATAGAATACAGTTTTCTCCTTTACTCCAGCAGGGTCTTCTTTCAGAAGTAGTGGCCCTTTACCTGTGAGAACTGCCACTAGGCCATCCGAGAATTCCTTTCTCCTCGCATTTGCCATCGTCCCTGAACCCTTTGATTTCAGAGTTTCATACCGATCCTTATACGATTTCCATGTATCTTCTAAGACTTTCTTCCATGGTTCAGCCCCATCCGCAATCTTATCTAGACGAGACTCCATGGATGCGGTAAAGTCAAACGCAAAGAGATCAGGAAAATTCTGATTTGTGAATTGTAGAATTGTTTGACCAAGTGTGGTTGGCATCAGCCTTGCCTTTTCACCACCCTTCTTCAATTGAAACGCTTCTTCTATAGGGGGCCATTGATTTAATGTGTTCAAGGTGTATGTCTTAGATACTTGAGTAACTGCGGGTATATCTTTTATTTCTACGTAGGTCTTTTCTATAATCGTAGCAATTAGTGAGGCAAACGTAGAAGGTCTACCTATTCCTTTCTTTTCTAGATCACGAACCAGTGTTGCTTCAGTATAACGACCTTGAGGTTTCGATTCCTTGGGTTTGGCACAAAGAGTCTTCCATGATACTCCCTGACCATCCTTGATTCCTTCCGCAAGTTTCCACATAGATTCAGCAGATTCATCTATTTCCTCATCATCCTTATCTTCTGCTGCCTTCATTTGAGAATCCTTCTCGTCTGCGATCTTCCACCCCTGAAACAGAGTTCTCTTCCATTTGGCTTCCCAAGGGAATTCATTTTCATCTCCCTCTAAATCAAACGTTACTGTTCTACCTTCTCCCTTTGCTTGAGCCATTATCGATTGGATTGCTCGTAGCCAAATCAAATGATAGATCTTCTTATCCTGAGGACCCCAGTCTTCTGAATCAGGTAATTGTGAATTTTCAAAATGAGTAGGCCTGATTGCTTCATGTGCCTCCTGGGCAGCGGGTTGTCCTGCTTTCTTTACTGGTGTTTTTGCCTTAATTTCCCCCAGATACTGTTTCCCCCATCTAGATTCTACAGTTTTCTTTGCTTGTAATACGGCCTCCTCACTCATGGTCACTTGATCTGTCCTCATATACGTAATATGTCCAGTCTCATAGAGTTTTTGCGCAATTTGCATAGTTCTCTTGGGATTACAATGGTATAAATTGCTACACTGTTGTTGTAGAGTGCTTGTCATTAATGCTTGTGGAGGCGACTCTGTCCATGGCTTTGTTAGAGCAGATCGGACTTTACCAGATCCTTCTGTATGATGGTTTTCCATGTAATTTAGAGCAGATTCACTATCTCCCAGTTCTTCTAACATTGTCGCAGGCCAGACGGAATTCTTTCCAGTGATCTGTCCTTTTACAACAAAGGTTCCAGATAAGCCCCAGGAAGATTCTATCTTAAATGATTCTATTGAAGATTCTCTTTCACAAACAAGGCGTAGAGCAGGAGTTTGACATCTTCCTGCTGATAAAGCAGTTCCACCTCCTACATGTTTCCATAATAAGGGAGATATCGTAAATCCCACCATCATATCTAACATTGCCCTTGCCTGTTGGGAATTTACTTTATTCATGTCAATAGTGCGAGGTCTCATTATAGCATCACATACAGCATTCTTAGTAATCTCACGAAAGGCTGCTCTAGGATTTGTTTGGGGATTGAGTTTTAAGAGCACTGCTACACTATATGCTATAGCCTCTCCTTCCCGGTCATCATCTGCGCACAATACAATAGATTCAGCCTCTTTTGCCATTGCTTTGAGTTGAGCAATTGCTTTTGCTTTCTCTTTTGAGAATTCATAAGTGGGTTCAAATCCTTTTGTAATCCCTACAGATTCTAGATCAGGGACGAGTCCACGAATATGACCCATAGAAGCAATCACCTTGTATCCTGGTCCTAAGAATCCCTGAATCTTAGAACATTTTGCAGGTGATTCAACAATAATTAGGCGCATGTGATATTTATCTAATAACTCATCCATTCATTTTTTATAGTAGATATTAATAGAATGCCGGTCTTCACACGTGCAATGGCTGCTGCTGCAAAGGCAGCATCTAAAGCAGTAGGAGTAGCTACAGGGGCTGCAAAAGATTTTGCCTTAAACCAGGCTAAAAGTGTAGCACAGGGAAGAACTCCTCCTGCATTTAAGGGATTAGCGCATTTCAAACATACCACACGTAAAATCCACGGTGGCAAGAAAAATCGTAAAACCCGATCTCGTAAGAATAATAACTAAATGGTTAAAAAAATGAAATGTATTTTGTGACAACTGATAGTATGGCACAAGATACAGGCAAATTTCGAAAGAATACTAAGGATCAATACTACACCAAGCAATCTATAGCAAAAGAATGCGTCGATTCTATTCTTATAGCAATCCCTGAGGCTCAAGGATACCAGTGGATAGAACCATCCGCAGGAAATGGTTCTTTCTTAAAAGCCCTTCCATCCACTATTCAATCTATAGGGATCGACATGGATCCTAAGATGGATTCAATCATAAAGCAAGATTTCTTAGAATGGACTCCTTCTGGACAAAATAAGAGAGTCTTCTTTGGAAATCCACCCTTTGGCAAACAAGGGTCATTGGCAAAATCTTTTATCCAGCATGCTTCTCAGTATGCTGACATCATAGCCTTTATTCTACCCAGGTCTTTCTTGAAACCATCTATGACGCGAGCATTTCCTACAAAGTTCCACTGTATTTTAGAGAAAGAATTGGCAAAGGACTCCTTTGAGGTTAATGCGGTGGCATATGACGTTCCATGTATCTTTCAGATTTGGCAGAAGAAAGAAACAGATAGACCTAAGGCTACCTTAGTCAAGGAAGTAGGATTTCAATATGTGAAGGCATGTGATGTATGGCATATAGCCTTTCGTAGAGTTGGAGGGAAGGCAGGGACATGTTATCTGAAGGGAACAGGGGATTACAGTGTGCAGTCTCACTATTTCTTAAAATTAGATACTCAACACATTCCAAATCTACAAAAAATAATGGAGAAGGTGAACCATCACACCTTTCCCTCGAATACCGTGGGACCTCGCAGTCTTTCAAAGGGAGAGGTTAATGAAGTTTTGAATAGGCTCATTGGCGTGTAAGTTCGAAGAACTTATCATGGTCTCCCAATGGTATTTTACCGTTTGGATACAATCCTGCCAATTCAGACCCTTTTACGAAACGAGTATGGATCTCTGGAAATTTTACAACACTAACAATGATGTAAATCAAGTTCTTAGATTTCTCAACAAATGTTTCTTTGTCAAATTTTCTTCCTGTTCCTTTCATACAAGAAGGCATAAAATCACATCCACGTTTAGTAAATGTTTTTTCGTCATATTTGACAACTGAATCAGATGGATCAACTAAATCATGATCCAAACAACCACCTACGTGTGTTAATATGTAATCTCTTGCTATTGCGTGTTCCTCAAAGTGTGAAGATATCCTACCATCTCTGTAAAGTTCTATTAATTTCTCCCTCGGTAGCCCATCATATGTAAAGTCAGTAACTGTCCTACTGACTGTCTTATTGAATTCAATTATCCTAGCCATTATATGCTTATACATCTACTAACTTACCATTCAATTTTTTTATAGCAAAATACTAGAATGTCGGGCTCCGACGATGAGTTAAACAGTCAAGATATGGGGTTAACTAAGTTACCTTCAAATGGGCCAAATTGGCCTAGTATAAAAATCCTAAACCTCGCAGGTAATGATATTAATCATATTGATGCATCTGAGTTACCTCCTACGCTAGAATATCTTGATTTATCTGACAATCCCCTTAGAATTATAAAGGGACTTTTCCCAGAAACTCTTAAATATCTTATTTTAAAAAATACAAGGGTAGGAAAACTCCCCATCTTACCAGAAACTCTTGTTGATCTAGTGATTCAAGGGTCTCCTATATCTAAAAAGTATGATATGGAAAGTCAAGATGGTATCTCAGATAAAATGACAATTCAACGGATTTCTGGTAAACCCTTTGAGAAATACGAGACTATGCTTGATAATAGTCCAAAGCAGACTAAGAATAATATAAAGGTCAATTCTAATCTGAATGATTTAAATTCTGAAATTAACATGACTAATCTTGGTGGGGCTATGATGAGGGGGGGGATGGGCACTACACCGCTTGTTATGATCCTAGATCACAGAGAAACGGATGATGATATTATATACAAGGTTCAAACCTTGAATGCAGGTGAAAAGGAGGTCATGAAGCAGTTTTTACAACCCTTTGAACCAATGTATGCTTCCGATGCACCCACCATGCCATTAGTTCTAGGGAAACCATCAGTCTATTTTAATTCATCTCATGGTGAAGATATCTTCTTTGAAAAACCAGTCCCCCCAGGTTGCATGTATATTACTCTTCATGAATGTGGGATCTTAACTCAATTAAAGAATTATTATAGCATTATGTTAGCATTTGATGATATTCCTAAGGGGATAAAGGCGAAACTAAGAGATCCTCTTAAGTATAAAGATGAGTTAGCAAGAGAATTTGGATTTACTTTTCATATTCATTATCCCGAAGCACCCCATCCATCAGATAGAACCTACCTTGAATCTATCAAATTCCCATTTGTAAACTTTACAAACACGAAACGATTTATTAAATCTGGAATGTTTAGTTTAGATAATGATAATCATTTTACGGATACTTCTGAAGAAGATGAAGATCAAGTAACCCATGCATATACTGGTAGTTTTACGAATTACCATCTTCAGGAGATGTATGAAGACTCTATCTTTCCAACCTATAAACTGGTTAAACATCATCTAGCAGATTCTGAACATACATATGAGGAACTCAATAATCTTATGAAGAAATTCAAATGCACTCAATCATGGCTCTTCAAAAAATTCCCTGGAATTCATTATAATTTTTCTTGTAGAGCAATCTACCATCACAATTCCGATAATGACCGTATATATCAAAGAAGAAGAAAATCCTTAGAGGGAGCTGAGGCTTATATTAATCAAATGTCTAATAATGCTATTCAGAGTAAGGCAACAAGGGAAATGCTTGAGAGATATCAAGATGAAGGCATCCCACATATGATAGAAAAACTAGTGAATCGTGGAATAAATCTAAATGAACCATCTGAATATACAGAACTCAGGCCATTACAAGAGGCAGTAGCTTTTATGCAAAAAGACATAGTAGCAGTATTAGTCAAGGCAAAGGGTATAGATAAATCTAATACAGACTACCTCTTAAAACGAGCATTAAAATATAAACTTTCCCAAGCAAGAACTGAAAAAGAAAAACAAGAAATCAGAGAAACCGCTGCAGAAATTCACAGACTTCTTCACCCCCCTAAGGCTAAAACTCTTAGAAGAAAAACTCTTAAAAGAAAAACAAGGAGGCGTAATAAGTTTTAAACAGATATATTAAACCAATTAGATGGATCGACCAAACACCTCGGCAGAAGGTTCTCTATTAGAACTTGTGGCGAGAGGTAAAAAAGACGTATATTTTATGAGTAATGATAAATCTGCCCACGTTCCCTTTTCTTATAATATTAAGACATGGCCTGCTACAATTGATGAGACACGACAGACACAACCTCTGAATATGATTGATTTTGGTAGAACAGTAGAATGGGAAATGGAAGTCTTTGGAGATATCATGATTTCTGCTTCCCTAGTCGTTGATCTACCATCCTGGCTTCCTCTTAATATAGCACCCTTGAATCAGACAAATATCATTTCAGATTCAACAGGGCAGACTTATGGGTATACACAAGGTATTGGTGCCTTCTTATTTGAACAGATTCAGTTTTACCAGGATCAACTCTTACTCCAGGAATTCAGCGGTGACTTTTTATACAGTTGGTTTCATTTTCAGAGTTCTTTATCTCAAGAACCAGTTGTTCTTAAAGAACTTGGATGTCATAAGGGATCTCCCCTAGATATTCAAAGAAATGCTACACCAAAAAGACTTACTCTACGTTTACCATTGATTGGCTGTGCTCACCCAGATGAGGGTGGTCTACCTTTTGTAGCCCTTCCCGGTCAGAAATTTAGAATTCGTTGTAAACTAAGAAAGTTAGAGGATTTAGTTGAATCTTCTTCACAAGCAATTAAGCCTACTCCGTGGTCACGAACCGATCTTAAATTTACTGATAGGAATGGAAATCAGACACCTTTTATGCCAATTAAAAGAGAAAATATAGGGAAACCTATAATTACTCTTGAGACAACACAAAGATATGTGAGACAAGATTTACAGGCAATTATTCAGGGCACGAACTTTCAGATCCCCTTTCTGAGACCTTTCGAAAATAGATTAACCTTAGACCCATCAGATTATATATCAGTTGGAAATGGAGGATCTTCATATATTACAAAGCGGATAGATGGAAGGCATCCATCAGAATCTATTATGATAATGTTTCAATCTGAATATAACGTTGAGAGGAATCAACTATGGAATCTGAGGAATCCACTCGGAACAGGATCTTATTACAATAATATACAATTAATTATTGCTGCCAAGGAGCGTGAGAAATCATGGCCGTCAACTCTTTGGCAGAATATATCCCCGTGGACAAAGTGTGAAAAAACCCCAGGCATTCCTGTATCATGGATATCTTTCACAATAGGTCCACAATATGGTTATAAGGCACCAGAAATGCGAAAGCCATCAGGAACTGTAAATTTTACTAGTGCAGATAAACCAACTCTTAGATTAGATATTTTAGATACTTTACCATGTAGTAACGGACAAAAAAGAGTAACCATGCGTTCAACTTCTATCGGTTGGGGTGTTTATTTAATTGAATCTCAAAGAGGTGGCCTGTTGTTTGGAAATTAATTATAGTCCTTCAGATATTCATAAAGGTAATGGTTATCTTTAAGAAGACTATTAACCTCCCTGATAATCTCCATCTCTTCTGCCAGTCCTGCTCTTAAAGCATTTCTCTCCGCAGTTTCATTAATGAGTCTCTGAATATTTCTCTCATAAGCCATTACTTGCTCATAATTCATAGATCTTACAAACCTAGCACCATGATTTTTTTGCTTCAATGACAGTTCGTTTACTGCCATATAAGGTATAAGATCAGGCATACCGTCAAAGTCCTTATTTTCATCTATTCCAACACTGGGGTTAAGAGGAATGAGGGGTGGCATGTCATCAAATTCACTATCTTCATCGACAGTTGTTTCTAGGCGGATTAAATCAGAAAGTTCCTTGAAATCCTTCTCATCCTGATTAGCAAGATCGTCACACTCATCTGTCCCAGAGTCAGTTGATCCACCAGAATCATCTGAATCTCTTGATACATCAAGACTATCATTTCGTCGTTGCTCTAATGCTCGTAGGGTCAAATATACATTGATACCTGTTAACTGGATACAGACCATCGTTGTAAGGCATGCTACATTATAATTTACTAGATAGCATGTAGAATATATAGCAAAGAGAAGAATGATACCCTGAATTTGCCCTCTCAAGTAGGAACTAGGGTTTGGATTCCGCCTAACACAGCAAGAGGTCTCTTCACTCTTATCAATTACGTATGAGATGCGCGTCATACCAATTATACTTGTGAACCTTAATGTCAATTTTTTTAGGTACCCTTAAATTTGATAGTTGACTCACCGTATAATAAGTATGGCTACGTATCGTCTTGAACTCTTAGTTACAGAGCAGGGAAAGCCCTTCTACCCTCCCGTTGGCACAGTTGAGAAGTTGAGTGCTGATAATGCGGGATATGATTTGAAGGTAGTATCTACTGTAAACCCTACAAATGTAGCAACCCTCTTTCCTCTTGGTGTCAAGGCGCGGATGACGAAGTCTACTCCAATGGAATCGGGTGTAGATTTACTAGAGGATTCACATTTCACTCTAGAGCCCCGTTCATCCATTTACAAAACCGGTTACATGATGGCAAATAGTCGTGGAATTATTGATCTCTCTTACCGAGGTGAACTCAAGGCGCCACTAATATCTGTCGCCTTTCCCTTAACTCTTGCTCATGTTATTGAGCCAGGAACTCGTCTATTCCAGGTTATTGCTCCAGCGCTTGGATATATTAAGGAGGTTGCGTATGTAGACTCTCTTCCAGAGACAGTGCGTGGTGAGGGTGGATTTGGAAGCACAGGAACTAAGTAGATGGACATCAGTCAAAACGCATATGGGACAAAACAACCAAAAGGATCTGCTACAACCTTATTAGATTTAGTATCACGAGATCTTCAAGATAATACACTTTTTCCATTGAATGCGTCAGTAACTAGATTTACTAGAGATGAGGGTCTACGGACAATTCCAATGTCTTCTGTTATGCGAGAACATACATTCCGTGGACCAGCATCATTTGGAAATACCTTTACATTTGAAATAGGAGATACAAATTGTGGAGATTTAATCAGTGGACTCTTTATTCAACTACAGTTGAGTGACTGGTATCCTAGTTATATAAGAAGACTTCTTACAGATAAAATAATAATCCCTCAAGACTCATCTCAGTTATGGACGTACTGTAATTCACTTGGCACCTCTATTATCGAAGAAGCAACATTGGAGGTAGATGATCAAGTCTTAGAAAGAATTACTGGAGATTCTATACATATCAGTAGCATTTTATTCCCAGACTTAAATATACAAGTAGGTTTATATGATACTCTTGGTATCAAGACAATTGATCAAATAAAATCACTAAATGGACTCAATCCTTTTTTTAGTGAAGAGGGATGGATTACAGTTCCATTAACATTTTCTATGTTACGACAGCCAAAAACATCTACATTTCCAATCATTGCCTGTAGAGACGGAACTATAAGAATTCGCATTACTTTAAAGAGATTTGATCAGATTGTTCGCATTCAATCTGGATCACGTGCTTCTTGTAATGATACACCATTATCAAAGGCGCCACTATTTTCAGATTCTAGGCTTACATTCAACAAAATTCAGCCATTTAATACATTAGTTGATGAACCTAACTTACAAAATATACAATTACTTACACAAGGTGTTTTTGTAGATGGACCATATCGTGAGATGTTATTGAGACAACCCTTTGAGAAATCTTTTCGTGAGATTCAACAATTTGATTTTACAGAACCCTTAAAATATGTTGTAAATAAATCTGGAAACGATCTTATTACTGTTCAACTTCCTTTAGAAGCAAATCAACCAGTTGAGGAAATTATTTGGTTTGTAAGGCGTAAGGCTGCTATAACTCTTAATAATGATTGGACTAACTATAGTGCTACTCTAGAAAAGGATTATGATCCTACCTTTGCCCCCTTGGAACCCCTTTTAGTTTCTGCTAAGATTCAAGCAAATGGAATTGATATAATATCTCAAGATGAAGCATGGTTTCGTTCTCATATCGCAAGGGCACATAGAGGTGGAAAATCCTCATATGATGCTTTTGTCTATGGGTATTCTTTTGCTAGACACCCAGGTCAACATGACCCAACGGGGTCGATGAACGCGAGTCGTCTAAATTCTCTTCGTCTAACCTTGAATGTAAAGCCCCCAGGAGGATCTGATACAGAATGGGAAGTTCGAGTATTTGTCTTTGCTTTTCAGTGGGTTAGATTTGGTAATGGTATCTGTAATAAGGTATTCATCGATTAAAATTGATTATTTGGTATACCATAATTTCCTTATAAATGTCAGGCATTGAAGAGTTTACATCAGACTTCTTTGATCGGTCATCTGAAGCATGGATGAGAAACAAGGTTAGAAAGGGTGCCAGCATGGCTTATATTTGTATTGCGCTTACAAAGGAGGGTAACCCTTGTAAACGCTCTTGTCTAATGAAAGATGCCTTTTCTGAGAATTTCTGTAAACAGCATCGTAAGTATGGCATAAACAAAATGATGAAAGATGAATAGAATGGTGGCTAGCCTACTAAAAATTATATCAACAGGCATACAGGATGAGAGATTACAGCCTCCTAAAGATCATCCAACCATAGAATCCTTTCTATACGTTCTGGTGAAAGCAGGGCGTTACGGAACAAGTTGGGCAAGAATTGATTTTGATACGAACCCAGATTTTGGCAAAACTGCTGTGGCACGTTTACCTGTTCAAGGAGAACTAATCTCAAGAGTTTTTTTGGTTGTACAAATGCCAGATATACGAACACCTCAAGTCTTAGCACAGAATTCTAAAGTTAGTGGCAACACAGTCACTTTTGTAGGCCCACATTTTGGTTGGACTAATTCACTAGGTCATAATTTAGTAAATCAAGCCCAGATACATATTGGCGGCTCATTGGTTGATACAATCTCAGGTCAACTAATGGAGATAATCGATGAGTTTCAAACTCCCCTGGAGAAGACAGTTGAGTCAAATAGACAACTTTGTAGGAAAGATAATGGATTTACAGACACATCATTTGGAAATTCCAATACTTCCGAGCAAGTAGTTGTAAATCTACCCTTTTGGTTTAGTAGAGGTGATCCAGGCTGTTATTTACCAATAGATGCTCTAAATATTGATGAAGTTCGTATAACATTGGACTTTAATGTTATAAATAATCTTTATTATACGCAATCAAGGCTAGTAGATAAGAATGGGAATGTTACTTTAACAAATTTACCAGGCGGCTCTCTCTGGTCAATGGCAGCATCTCCCTTTTACTACTCTAACCCATCTGGCACTGTAGTGCCTGGATTAGAGCCAATTAGATCACCAGGGGCACCTGTATCTAAATACCCCTCTACTCTAAATATGCCTACTCAATTCTCAATATCAGACGCCTATCTACTAGTTGAGTATATTTATCTTGATAAACCAGAATCAAATCGTTTTCGTATAGCAGATATTCAAATACCAGTTGTTCAACATTATAAAATTGACCCAGTTGATAATCAGAATAATGCATTTTCTAGAATACCATTGATTATACCCAACCCTACGCGAGATATATTTTTTTACTGTCAGAATTATTATGCACCTGGTTTCAATGCTCCCTTTTTAGGTACACGCGATCTAAGTAATTCTCTTGTCACACTCGCCCCATGGTGGCCAGATGCTAGTGGATTAGATGAGAGGCTTCCAGGGGGTCTAAGTCCAGGATTCTCCTCAAGAAATTCTGAACCTATAAGATGGCTTGCCTTAAATTATGCTGAAACATTAAACCGTATTAGCACTGAGAATGTAGGTATATTTCGATCATTAATACCATCAATTGAGCAAAGGAAGGCCCCGTGGGTAAATAGATATTTCTATAATATACCTCTAGGTATTCAAAATGGCTTAACCCCATTCTCTATGCCACTTGGAGAGGCAAATATGGATAAAATTCAACGACTACAATTAATCCTAAGATTCCATGGTAAGACAGGAAACGTGACAGATGATTTTGTAAACAGATATCTAGTATATTCTTACGCAGAAACTTATAATATTTTAAGAATTTATGGGGGGCGTGGCACGTTAATGTTTGCATATTAAAAGAGTTCCGACAAATTAGCGCTTATATTCTATAGTTGTATAATAGAGTAATACGATGGATGAAACATATAGTTTTACAACAATAAATACAAGCGACCCCTTATACTCACAACTTATTGAGATAAATGGAATAAATGTAGAAAATAATAGATCTCTTAATAGATCTCTTAATACAAATATTAGTGTAGAGGATCAAATAAAATTAACAAGGCGATTACAATCAATCAACACAGGGAATGTATCAGAAATATATGAATTAGCCTCGAGGGAAGTAAATATTCTTAATCAATTCGCTTATAATGCAGCTAATGTAGATTATATAAATGCCAAAACAGTTGCAAAATATTGTAATGATGCTGCTTATTCAGGTTACTTAATTACAGAGGCTTACGAAATATTATCTAGTAATATAGCATCATATTCCACTATTACAGCAATTGGAAATATACCTCTACATACAGTTGATCCTCATATTTTATATACCGCCTCAACTAACCTTGGTATATCTAAGCAAACTTCGCAGAATCTCATTAATACTTCTTATACTAACTTGAATAACAATATAAACGTTACACAGATGATACTTAGTTCTATTATTATAAAATCTTCACATATAACGAATAACCTCTTTGTTACACGATCAATTAATACACTTATTAAAGATATTTCTAAAATAATACAGGGTCCAGTATCAAGAATTGGTGGAAATATAAATCTTATCTATCAGTTTCAACCTGGATCTCCGTTATTAACTTCTATAATGGTTGTTAATGATACTATTTCATATATGAGTTCATTTGTTTCTAGATTAAAATATCCTACTATCGTTGATATTTCAACACCTACAAATCAACTCAGTACTATTTTTCAGAACCTTGATTCAAATCTCACTATTGCTAGAGATTCACTCTATCTTCAGAAGGCTGTCAATAATCAATTACTTGATACTGCCTTCAGATTTCAAACTTTAGATACACTTTCACCAGGATTTCTGTTAGATATTAGTACTAATGAAGAATATGATACCAGACTTGTAAGTGAGATAACAGCAGTAACTAATAACGCTGCTAATATCTTAAAAACAGTATTATCAATTGAAAATATTTACTCTAGTACATTTATATCAGAAAAACAGACACTTGATACTGCTATTAGTTTTGTAACAACATTCTCTTCAATTGTTGCCCCTATTAATACATTTATTGGAAATCGCTCAGCAAATTCTCAATCAAAAACAATACAATCAATTTCTAATAAATTAACCTTAGCAATCAGGAATGCAACAGATAATGAAACCACGCTATTTTCTGCTTATTCTAATGCTGATTCTGTATTAAAGTTATTAAGTACTGCTTATAACATAAACGTAAATACATCTAATGCTTCTACAATTCAACATAAGAACTTGGTACTAAATTCCCTAAGAGATGTATCAAATAATATCGCAAATGATCTTAAAAAATCACTAGAGTATAAGCGCAATAATACCCAAAATGTAACCCCATACAATATTGCTATGGCAACATTATATTCTTTTAATAATGTTATAAAAGATCCTAGCCTTCCTCCTCCTAATTCTCGGCCGAATCTTCTACCTTATAAACATTTTACTGCTGATATTACCGCACGCACACTTCCACCCACTATGCCAAATATTGATAATCTTATTGAACAAAATAAGATATACTCTCTTACTACTAATTCGGATAATAATACCGTTAATGAGATATCTAATAATATTAACCAACAAGTACACAAATTATCTAATAACAGCGCATTCTCATACAAAAAATAATTAACCCTGCTCAAAAATTGAATGCATACTTGTGACACTATGTAACTATATCACAAGAATGGATTACTCTGATGCATCTATTCTAATCCACCTAATTAAGAACATTGATTCTTCCAATAATGATGACAGTATCCGCATCAGAAAGAATCTTACCTGCAGAAATTATGATGTAACATATAGCGATACCAACGACAACTTAACTGCTAACCCTATCGTGCACAAGCTAACAAATATGAATCGTGATGAGGTTCTAGATTACCTATATACGGTCTTCAAGAATCAGTCTCTCGATGATGAGGGATATAAGCACATTCAGATAACCCTCCCTGCCTTACCTAGAATCATTGTAAAGGGTGAGAAGTTGAAGGACTTGTATTATCGTGAGCACTTTGTCGAGTTGTTTGAGTCATCTCTTGATATGCTAGAAAAGATTACAGTTGTTAGTTCTACGAATAAGAAAACTATTGATACATTCTCTACCCCCTATTATCAAACACCACAGCATATGAAGTTTAATTATTAACAACTCATAAAAAGTGTTTAGACCAAAAGTAGTGTGGTATATGAAAAGTGATGAAATCAATGATAAAAAAGTAATTCTTATATTATAAATGTATTTTTTTGATATCTCAGATTATATGATATCTTAGATTCTATC